GAACCAGTAGCACTATTAGCTCTTGAACGAAAACCAATTAAAGTATTGTAGCTTGCAGTAGTGCTATTATCACCAGCATCTTTACCTAGAAAAGTATTACCATCTCCAGTAGTATTAGCATATCCTGCACTTCTTCCGATTGCTGTATTTGATATTCCAACTGTGGTTGAATATAAAGCATCAGAACCGACTGCCGTGTTGTAAGTTGCTGTGGTGTTTGTTACCAGAGCATTTGTACCAACACCTGTGTTGCTAGCACCTGTAGTTACTGCAGCTCCAGCTTGATAACCTAGTAAAGTATTATTACTTCCAGTTGTAAGTGCAAGACCTGATCGACCTCCTACACAAGTAACAGCTTGAGCAGTAGTTGCTGCTGTTGCTGCACTAGCCCCTACTCCTACGTTATAAGAATTTGCACCTGTGTCGCTTAACTTTAACGCTTGATAACCGATTCCTGTGTTGTAAGAAGCCGTTGTATTTTCTTTTAATGATTCATAACCAAGTCCAGTATTATGCGAGCCAGTTGTGTTTGCTGTTAACGCTAGTCTACCGAATGCTGAATTATTACTGCCTGTTGTATTAGCATCTAAAGAATTTCCACCCACCGCAGTATTAAACTGTCCCGTAGTATTAACACCCATAGCAAAGATACCCACCGCTGTGTTATTTCCACCAGTAGTAGTTGCTTCCATAGCTCTCATACCTATTGCTGTATTTGAACCACCAGTAGTATTCGCTTCTAGGGCTTCTGTGCCGACTGCTACGTTCTCAGCACCAGTTGTGTTTGATTTTAAAGAATCCAATCCAACTCCTGTGTTATTTTCTCCAGAAGTGTTTGCGGATAATACATCTGCACCAACACCAGTATTTCCAGAAGCAGCGTTGCTCCCACCTGATAAACAGTTATAACCTACTGCGGTGTTGTTATTAACTGTTGTTATTGATTGTAAAGCTGCTCTACCTACTGCCGTATTTTTTTGTCCAGAAGTATTCGCACTTAGTGCTTTTTCTCCAACAGCGGTTATATAACTTACCGTTGTTACAGCGTCACCCGCTAGATAACCGATAAGCGTATTTGAATCACCAGTAGTGATCGCAGTACCTGCTTCATCACCTACGCAGACATTGTAATTACCCCCTGATTCAATTGAGTTACCCGCGTTGACACCCGCTCTGAAGTTTGATGTGCCAGCTGAAGCCGTGATGATGTCTGCACCATCTGCATACGTTACGTCTGCGGCAAAGTTAACAGCGCCATCAACGTCTACGACATCTAGGTTAGCTGTACCATTTACATCAATAGAACCTTCTAGGTCTATATCACCATTAACTATGAGATCATCTGTAACAGTTAAATCATCTTCTACTTTTAAATCTACTACGTTTAAACTGGCAAAAGCATCAACAACCGCTGCACCACTACCAGCACCATCTAAGTATACTGCTTTAGTATCACCAGCTGGGATAGTTACGTTAGCACCACTACCTTGTGAAATTATAATATTTTGCGAACCACTTGTGCCATTCTCGATAAAGTGTAATCTACTTATTGTGTTTGGTGCTATTGTAATAGTACAAGCTGAATCGAGTGTTCCAGTGTATTTAATATAGATTGACCTAGCAGGGTCTGTTGCACCATCAGCTACAGTTGAAGTGTGTGTGTCTGCATTTGTTGTTATTGCTTCTGTACCAAAACTTAATCCTTCTGCAATAAGCTCTAAGTTAGTGTTTGTTGTTGTACCCCACGTTCCACTACCGTCACCAGTAGCCATCTCGTTGAGTCTTAAATCATTTACATATGTGCTTGCCATTGTTTATTCCCTCGGTTAACCTCTTAAGATTATACTACTATTTTAGACAATTGTTAAGCTACTTCTTCCCAATTAGGGTTTTGACTATCATTCACTCCTGTCCAGCTTGGGTTTTGACTATCATTCACTCCTGTCCAGCTTGGGTTTTGACTATCATCTATTAACCCCCAAACATTCACCGAAGGAACTCCTGCTGTTGCTTCTACTCCCGTTAAAGAAACATTTGCTTTACTAGAAACAGTTAAAGTACCTAAACTACCTGATGCTGATACACTGTCTATGTTGACATTTATTCCGAATACTATTGTGGGTGATCCCACTGCGCCAGTAGCACTTTGACCAGCAGGTGTAGTATTTGACTCAGCATCTGTACTTACACTTCCTACTGTGCTTGTACTCGATAAACCTGTGAGAGTTGTATTTGATGCAGCTTTTGGAACTGGAGAACCGATTGCGCCAGTAGCACTTTGACCAGCAAGTGTTAAGTTAGCTTTACCTATGAATGTGAAAGCACCTACAGCACTAGTGGCTGTAACTCCAGTCACAGAAACATTTGCTTCTCCGTCTATATCTACAGTGACAGAACCAACTGTTCCAACAGCACCTGTTATAACAGCTATAGCTTGTGCATTTACACCTGCTGTTGGCGCGCCTGTTGTTGCTGATTGTCCCGATACAGATATATTTGCTACACCTGTTACAGTAACAGAACCAACCGCGCCTGTTGATGAAAGACCTGTGAGTGTGACAGGGTTTGGCTCACCCCAAGTATCAGAACCCCAAGTGCCTCGACCCCAACCAGTGATCGCTGCCATTTTTTAAACTACGCTATTCTAATAATAGCTGTGCTTGCTGCTGCAGCAGGAAAAACTATGGTGAAATCACCAGCTGTAGAAGTTTTATCTCCACCGAAATCAATAGTTGCTACAGATACATCAGAATTTGTATCGTTATAGATCAAACAACCTCTTGCAGTAACTGTAGCTGTACCAAATGTAAGGTCTGCAAAATCAGTGAAACCTGTTGTTCCACCGCTCGCTGGGTTGATATTAGTCAGAGCTGCACCACCAGCTGTGTAATTAGTACCAGTAACTTGGTTAGTGGTAGTGTATGCAGTTGTTGCCGCACCCATTGTAGCAGAACTTGTGTACAGAGCTAGTTTAAAAGAGTTGCCTCCAGAAGCCAAAAAATTATGTTTTGCTTCTAGCAGTTCTTTTTTAAAACTCGTAGTTAATGTTGATGTTATAGCCATTTTATTTTAACTCCGTAAGTATTTTAGCTAAATTTTCGTGTCCTTGTTTTATTAAAACATTTTTCATAGTGCATCTTTCACTATTAATGCCCTGTTTAATATAATAAAGTATTGTGTTGTAAATAGCTACTCTAAATGCCTCAGCTTGTTGTTTAATGTGTGGAGCAGCATCTTCGGATATTCCACATATTCTTTCTGTTGCCCTCTGTGCCCAGTATTCAGGGGGATGTCCTCTATTTTGTTCAGTGTCTACTGTTATATTTCCTAAAGTGCTTACTGTGTCTATTTCTATCATATCAATATCTTTTTGCCTCTGGTGGTGTGTTCAATACAGGAACAAGATCTCCATTTCGTAATTCTTTTTCTTTAGTCTCTATGTAGTTATTATAACTAACTTCATAGAACTCCTTAGTTTTTGGGTCAATCATCACTAATGGTGGATTATCTAGCCTATGGTATCCATATATTTTATCTTTTAACGGTACATCTGTATCTAATAATCCAGAACGAGGTGCTACACTGACCACCATTCCTGCAGTTATACATTTAGATAACCAAAACTCTACACAAGCTCTTCCTGCTTCTGCAAAGTGCAGATTACCTTTATAGGTAAAATCTACTCCAAACATATTTAACCTACTTACTCTATTATATAAAGCAAAAGCAATAGCAAAACAAACTGTGTTGTTTAAATAATTAGATCCTGTTTCTTTTACAACATCAAGTAGGGGAAACTCTACTAAATTATCACATCTTTTATCTAGTTCACAAGTGTATATTGGTCCAGGATGAGATTTTAAAACTTTACGCATTAGATGTGTTTGACTGCCTGAAGCATCACTATCTAGGAATCTGCTTGGTGGGTCTAACATAAATGTTCTATCAACTTGTCTAGCTATACCTGCCATAGCGTTTATCGCCCAGACTTCGTCATATTCTTGTCCGTGTGAAACAGATAGGTGATAATCTAACTGACTCTCGCCCATAGCGACGATAGCGACATTCGCCCCGTCCAATGTCTGTATTTTCATGCTTGTGGTGTTCTCCTTACTTGGTCATATCTATATTGATCTCGGGTAGATTTGCCTTCCCCAAGATTTTTCATTAAGGCGAGTGCCTCTTGAAATCTGGTTTCATAGATCGGTGATGTCTCATAATTTTTTAAATACATCATGGCTTCTGCTAAACTACCGTACAATATTGCATTGGGAGCATTGGTAGATAGCCAAGTTGTGCCAGAATCACCTGCCGAAGTAAGGGATGAGGGTCTATAAAAATAGTGTAACTCAAAAGTAAAATTAGTAGATGGTGTTGGTGCTAATATGAAAGTATCATCATCAAACTCTGCATAATACTTTGGTGTCCCTGTGGTAGCGGATGCAGGTGTAAAATCCCGAATAAAACTTGGATGTTTCAATTTTAAATAGTTGTAGTTAGAATCGCTGTCTATAACCGCTAAACTAAAAGAAGATAAAAAATCACTAGGTGCGCCTAAATAAGCAGAACTAGCAGTTGCTGTTCCTGTTACGTTTTTGATAAAATCATCTAACTGTACAGCTTTTAAAATGCGCTCTTCTGCTGTTTTAATAAAATCTGGTAGGTGTGTAACAAAAGAAGATTCTGTAGACTCGGCGTAATCTTGTATTGCTGTTTTTAGCGTAGCGTATGTCCAACTCATAATATTATCCTGTTGTAACTGTTACTTCCCCAACTTTTCCAACTAAACTATCTGTGAAAAAACTTGATCCTATCGTGTCGTTATGAGATACAAACATAGAAGGAGCAGTAACTCCTAAACTGTTTTTAGTGTTTTCTGTTTTTACCACCCCATAACCTGTTGTGGGAGCAGACTCAGTTCCTCTAGGTTGTATAAGAGCTTCTGGGTCTGTGGGTGTTGTAATAGGTTCTAACTGTGGGTGCTTAGGTTCGAAACAGGTATTGCAAACTTTCAAACCATTCCATTCTTTTTTCAAATATAGGTATTTATATACGAAACCGCACCTATCGCACTGAGCTTGAGAATATTTACCAACTGCATATCCCATTATAAATAACTCCTATGGGGAACTAGGTGTAAAGAAACTCTACCTCTGTCTTCGTCTGCAGCTAATTTAAAATCTTGTTCGTACTGTTGTTTTAATAACGGTACTTTTTCAGGGTTTCTTTTCATTGCTATGTAGTATGCTAGTCCACTCGCCATGCATGGAATAAATCTTGAAGGTACTTCTGGATCTTGAGCAGAAGCTGATACATCATCTATTCTTTGAATAGTGTTAGCTATTAAAGTATAAGTTGCTGCACTGTCTGGTGTTGGCCAAAGTTTGATGACTGGAGTAGTTTGCCTATCTAAAAAATACTGAGTTGGTCTTCCAGTAGAATCCTTGTCAGGTATGTTTAAATATTCTGTTCTTCCTATGCGTGTGATTTGCAGATCTGTTGTAGTGTTATTGTCTACTTGTCTTATGATAGCGGAAACTATGTCTATATCATATGCGTTTAAAGTATAACTATTAGTCCCTGACGTTAGGCTTGTTGCAACTTGATCTATCGTCCAGAGATTTACACCTCTGTTAGACCAATCGGCGAACATAATATTTAATGATCGCCGAGCAGTCTCCGCATCATAACCTGTCCTAAGTTCTAAACCAGCTAACTCGTATGCTTCCTCTATTGTGTCCGCAATCGTTAACTGAAAAGTCTTAGTACCCGAAGTCGCCATTAAAATTCTTTAATTACTGTTAAAACAATAACGTAAGAATCTGCACTCGCATGACCTGTGGTTGTCAACTGAATATCTCCTGTTTTCCCACCAGAAGCAGCAGTGTTTTGTAAACCGCCCATATATGAAAAATCTACATCATCACTATAATCAGAATTTAAATCCCAGCAGATTGTATCTGTTGAAGCGTCCCAAAGCAATTTAACACTCATACCAAATGTTGAGTAATTAATCCTTTCTACTTTACAACCTGTACATGCTGCACCATCTGTGCTTCTTGACGCAAGTGCGCTTACGTCTACTTTAGTTACTGCTGCTTCACCTGTTCCATCAGAAGTATTGGTTAGTTGTATGACGGCTTGTCTGTCATTATCAACAATAGTTGTTGAAGTTACTGCATCTGCCATATGTCACCTCCGATTAAGCGTCAGCGAATGGAGTTACTAATGTACCTGAACCAAGTATTATTCCTTCTACCGCATATTTAGCAGAAGCTATTGCAGTACATCTCACAATACTACCAGCTAGTCCACCTTTGGTTGATCCATTCATAGTAATAACATCGTTACTTGCACCTGAAATAAAAGTTTTACCTGTTGCGTCAGTTATACCAGTATAAGTACCGCCTACGAATTTATCTGTACCATCAGTTAAAATATCCATATCGGTTGCTGCAGTAACTACTACAAATGTAAAAACAGCACCTAGATTATTAGTTTGATTCGGATCGTCATCGCGTCCTGGAGCAGTCGCTACAATAGTAGGTAAAGTAAATTTACCATCTGCATCATTAGTTAAAAGAACTTTACCTGCGTGTGCGGCAACAGTTAAAGTTGTATCAGCGGTTAGACTAACTACATTAGCGTTACCTGCCGATATAAATCCAGCGAGTGATCTAACTGGACCTGAAAATGTTGATTTTGCCATTTTATTCCCTCCTATGAGAATAATAATTCACCGTCTTGGCTTGTCTGCTAGGTCAGTCGGTGAGTAAAAGTTATCCTAGTAATTTAATCATATATTATTAAATATAAAAAAGAAAGGGATCCGAAGACCCCTTTCAACATTCCAGATTGTTTTTAGCTTATGCGCCTGGAGATCCGTAGATTCCACGCCAATCACTAAACCCGAAGGAATATCTCTCACGAGCTTTGTAACGAACGTTACCAGTTTCAAAATCGCCTTCCATACCTGTAGTCATGGCTGCTCTTTCAAAATGTTTCAAGCCGTTAGGTGCATCTGTCTTAATGAAAAATGCATCAGTATCAGTTAAGTAGTGGTTTACTATATAACCTTCTGGCAACATCCCCATGTTTTTCATAGCGTTGATGTCGTTATCAGAAGTAGATACTCTTCCTGGAGAGTTTAAGATCCTATCCGCCACAAACTGTAGTTGTGGTGGTATGATCAGTTTTCTAGCTTGCACGTTAACTTTAATACCTCTTTCGTCTTTAAACGAAGAAATATCAATTAAAGCATTTTCTAACGAAGTTTCGTTAAGATCTGCTGCTGTGCTTGGCTCATTAGACTGGTCACCAGCTGTCAAAGTTGGGTGATCAGTTGTCATGAGTGCTTTCCCGTCACCGCCTGCAAAGGAGGAAGAGAAACCATTGTTAAGCACGTTTGCTGCTTTAACCTGTTTAGTGGTTGCCATAGATCTAGCCAAAGCTCTTGTGTATCTTGAAGAAAGTGTATCGTAGAGATTATCTTCGATAGCTTCTTCTGTCAACGCAAATGCGAGGGCTACTGTTTCATGAGTGTAACGAGACGTGAAAGTTTCTTGCGCTGCATCATAAGTTACTGCTGCACCTTCTCCTTTAACTGGAGCTTGTGCGAAACCTGATAACATCACTTCCTCTTCAAATGCTCTGTCTGAATTTTCAGTATCAAAAATTTCAGAGTGCTCATTCTCGTAACGGTTGTACTCGAGACCAAAAAGTGCATTTAGTCCTGGCTCGAGTTCTTTTACTAACTGCGCTCTATTAATCGCCATTTAAGTCACCTTTTAGTTATTGCCGAATACAGAAGCTGGGAATATTACATACATTCTAGCGTATTGACCGATTGAGTTGTCGGGTCTATCTACAAACCCCACTACTGTCGCGATCCCACTAGAAGTAGTAGCTGTCACTGCTTCTTTTGATCGACCTGTTGAAGAATCACCTGCTGTTGTTGTGATAGTGTTTGTTGTACCAACCGTTGCTTGTGTTGGAGTTGCAGATCCCTGCGCCTCGTACACAATATCAGGGTCGGCATAAACATACGCTTTCGCATCAGCAGATCCGAGGGTAGCTGTGTCGGCTGTCCACATTTTCGAAAAAACGATAGAGCCGTCAGTAGCTGTATATTCTACACCTGCGAACACGCCTAGAGGAGCACCAGTAGCCGTTCCTTGTATAACGTAACCACTAGAGAGATTAACAACATCACCACTAAAGATAGATGCGTTAGTCGCACTTGCGATTGCGAACTCGGAAGGTCTTATAGTACCGCCAGACATATGATAAGCAGGAGTAAAACCGTTGGGGCTATTTACATTCGCCATTCTATTTTACCTTTTTTTGTCATAATTAAAAAAATAATGATTCCTAAGAATCATTTCCTCTACCAAATGTGACTTGAGATTTTCTATTAGGGTTACTAATAGGCATTCTATTGTCACTTTCTCGCATAAGATTGTTATCAACAGCCTGCATTTGGTCAGCAGCTTGTCGATCATAATAATCTCGTCTTTGGTTGACGATTTCTGTGGGCATCTTTGCAAGTATTAACCCTCCTACACCGATTACTCCAGCATGTTTACCATCTTCAACAGTTGGTGCTTCAAACTCAGGGTGGTCTTCTGCTCTCACAGGTTCCCAACCTTCACGAATACGTTTTGACATATTCGCTTTGTCATCTACTCCGACCATTGCTTCTCGTAACCATCTGTAAACAAATCCATCAGGGGGTGTTGGTGCGTCTAGTAAAGACGGTGGTTGCCATGGTTTGGTACGAGCCGTTTTTGCTCGACTATCTGCAGATCTGGGAGCTCGATCTGATACGGTATTAGTATTTTTATCTACCATTTTAACTCCTTCACGATTTAACGTGTTTAGCGTATTCTTCAAGTGGAACACCTAATCTTTTAGCTATTGCTACCTGACTTGGTGTCAACTTAACTGTGCGTCCTTTTCCTGTTTTTCCTCTCGCCCCTCGGCTTGAGTTTGTAACATTCTCTTGAACGTTCGGTGGTGGGGTGTTTCCTAGTTTATGAGGAAAAGCCTCAGCCATTCTTTTATCAATCTGCTTATAGTAATCACTAGAAGCTGGATCAAATCCTTCTTTTTCTACAAGTTCTTTATGAAAAGCAAAAGCACTTGTAGTCATTGCTAAATCAGAACCAAACCAATCATTTTTATTTGCCCACTCCTGAGCTTGTGGATCTGGAGTTGGGGGAGCTTTTGGAGCAGGTTGTGTTGCTGTTTCAACTTTTTGCTCTTTTGCCTCCTCTGGCTTAACTCTTTTTAAACTTTCTAACTCTACCGCAAGTTTCGCAACGTCTTTCTGAGACTCAAGCATGGCATCTGTATCGCCAATATCATGCGCTTTTCTATACGCTGATTCTGCTGAGTTCAACTGACTCTGGACTCTTGCACTATATTCATCATATAGGTTTTTATCTTTTTGTGAAAGGGTTGCTTGAGTATTATTTAATTTTTCCTGAACATTTTGAGCATATTCAATCGCTGCTTTTTCACGTCTTTCGGCTTCACGAATCTTATAAGTGAGCTTATTTATTCGCTTTTTAACAGATTCACTATACTCAGCTATTTCTTCTTCTGGTTTTTCTTCCTTTCCTGAATCACTTTTTTCAGTAACAGTTTCTTTTTTAGTAGGCTCAACTTCGATTTCTTCATTTTTACCTACCTCTGATTCTGCTGCTTCTAACTCTATTTCTACATCTTCATTTTCTTCTACTTGCATGGGTTCTGCCATGATACTGTCCTCTTGTTTGCGTGGTTACACGGGAGTTGTTACATCTTCTGGATCGTTTATAACTGCTAAAACTTCATCGTCGTTTAATAAACGTAAATCCCCACCTTCTATTTTAATTCTTGCGCCAGCATATCTACCGAAAATAACCCAGTCATTTTCTTGGCACCAAGCACCGTTAGGGAATTTATTTTTATCTTTATATGCGTCTGGACCTAAAGCGACAACATAACCTACATTAGTCGACAATCTTTCTTTTTCAACATAGGATTCTGCTAAAGCTATACCGCCTTTAGTCACAGCTTTCTGACTAAACGGTAGTATTAATATTCTGTAACCTGTCGGTGACGGTAGTTTTTCCATTAAACTTTCGTCTTCTTGAACAGACTCAGGGGATATTATTGTTTCTTTTTCTTTAAAACTTTTGGAATTGTCTACATGATTTGGTATAGACTTACCTGTGGGATTGGTTCCCAAAACTTGCTTTGCTGACATTACTTTCCTCACTACTCTTTTTTTGCAGGTCTAATAATATTCTTTCTGCAGAAGTCAGACCTGTTAACTCCCCCAGAATTTTTTGATATGCTGCCCAATCTTGAACACCGCCAGTCGTTATAACTTCTTCTAAATCAGACTGTCTTAGACGGAGTTCTTTTAAAAATTTTTCCATTAGATATATAGGATCCATTAACAACCCCAATCTCTGCGTGCCCAATAGTTAGCTTTAGTTCTATCGCTTCCCATTCCAGCACTACGTGCGCAATATGATTTTTTGCGTGCTTTGTCACCTTTGTGCATACCTAAGTTAGCATCGCCAAATGTAATTTTTTTAACTCTGCCTGTGCTTGGGTCTTTTACAAAAACGACTTTACGTTTTTTACCGTGCCCAGTTTCTCCTTTACGGAGTGCTCTCGGTGTGTTTAATTTTACTGTTTTACCTTGATACTCAGCCATCTTGTCCCCACAGTTTAGTTTTAGATCCACCCCAATATTCTACAGCATGCCCTTCTTCTATTAATTTAGCACAGATATCTTCACCGTCTTCTGTGTATGGGACACCTAGTATTCTACCATACTTGCCTTTACCTAGTGATTTAACTTTGAAAGAACCAGTACAAAGTTCTTTTAATCTTTCTTTTGCTGCTTTACCCATAACCTTTTCTTGAGCTCGTTCTGGGTATCTTTTTGTGTTGATTCTAGATTCTGGGGTGTCGATTCCTGCTAAACGTACTCGTTGTTTATGTAATCTCACATCAAATCCTAAATCTATGACACAATCAAATGTGTCTCCATCAATAATTCTATCTAGTGTAGCGTTATAAACAAACGTTTCTGGAGCACTCACTATCTTTTACCGCTTGAACTCGTATTGTATTTTAAACCTTTAGTTGCAGCACCGCCACCCTGTACCGTGCTTTGACCTTTACCAAAAACATCTTTGTATAAAGCTGTCCCAGAAGTTACAGGTTTAGCAAGATTTATTCGATCTGGTCCTGGTACACTAACTGTTTTATATTTAGTTGTATCTTTCATAATCACCCCTATGAGTATTTAGTTCTTTTTCTTCTTTCATCCATTACAGCACCGCATCCTCTATGCATACCAGAAGATACAGCGCCACCTATTTTGAAGGATTTTTCCTTCTTCATTGCTTTGAAGTCTGCACCAGTTATACTGTCTCTAGGTTCTGCAACTGCTGCTAATTTTTTCTGTTTAGCTGAATATTTACTTTTAGGCATTTTTAGTTCCTTTTTGTGCTCTTTTTATATTAGCTTCGGTCGGTGCGCCTTTATCACCTTTCTTACGCATTTTTTCTCCGCTACCTGCTTTTATACGTTTGCGCTTTGCGTGGATGTTTGCCCAAAGACCAGGACGACCACCTTCTTTCATTTCTTCACGATATTCGCCACCGTCAGCCATTTTCTTTTTCTTTTTCTTAGCAGCACCGCCATATCCCATCTTTTCGACTTTACCGCCATATTCATACGTTCTTTTATACATATCAAGATCCCTTAGTTTTAGTGTCTGCTGTTCGTACGTCTTTCAATATCTGACCATATGTTTTAGTAGATTCATTTTGTGCTCTCATAGAAGCTTCTTCCCTATCTTGTGCAACTTTCATTTCAGCTATTGCTTCTTGTGATTCTATTCTAGCTAAATCTACCTCGGTTCGTAAAGCCTCTGATTGAGCTTTTTGTGCAATTTCTTCTTTCTTAATTTCTACGATAGGATCTACTTGAGCATTTTGCATAGCTTGCGCCATTGCCTGTGCTTGACCAGTAACTTGTTGCGTAGCAGTTGCTGCTGCGAGAGCTATCTGATTCATAATTTCTGGAGGCAGAGCTTTGTCTTGCATTTGTGGTAATTGTTGTCCCATTGCTTGTTCTATTTGAATCCTGTACATCATAGCTTGATGTTCTTGTATATTAGATTGTATAGCAGTTGCTGCGACTTGATTTTGTTGAAGCACTGGATTTTGTAAAAACGCTGAATGAGAAGTTATATAGGCTTCATGGTTTTGAAACTCGAATGCTTTTATAGGTTGTCCCATCATTGCTGCCTGTTGTTCACTTATAGGATCACGAGGTGGAACTTCTTGTATTTCAGGTAACAGTAGATCTATATTTTTAATTTCTAACGCTTCGTACATTCTTTTGTACGCTTCGCGTAGGTTATGTATTTCGGGTGCTGATTGTGCCATTTGTAATTCTTGTTGCGCAATCATCACACGTTGTGCCATACTGAATATGTTAGGATCACTTACAGGAATAATATCTACCCTATCGTCAAAGTCTGATTGTTTAATTGACTGATCTGCGCCTGCTACTTGATAAGGGTACATAGGTGGGAGTGATCTAGAAAAAACTTTAGCAAGTAATCTAAACTCTTTTTTCTGAGCAAAGTGTAGTCGTTTGTGTATAGCCGACATTACTTTAGTGCCTCTTTCCAACATAGCTACCGTTGTCCCTACTGGAAGTTGTTGACTACCTATATCACCTACTTGCATATCTGCGATACTCGCAAACCTTCTACCAGAATCTATGAGTAATCCGAGTAGTTGGCTCAATACTGCACTAGGTTCTTTATACGGTAAAGGCATCAACGCATCACGGATAGTTCCTCCTGGAACATCAACGTCTCTAAATTCTCCAGGACGCAAAGGTTCGTCTTCACCTTGAACTCTCATACCACGTGCTTTAAATCCTGCTGGTAGATTAGCTAGTGTGCCTGCGTCGATAAGTTGTCTTAATATAGAAGTGGCTGATTTAGTTAGACCACCTATCATGTGTATTAAACCGAAACCGTAGAAACCGAGTCCTGGGAGGAACTTATAGTGTACGAAATATTCTTTTTTACGGAAAAGTTCGTCACCTGCTTCCCAATTACGTCTCATAGACAATATTTCACCAGAATCTTCTAAGATAGTTACTATGTAAGGTACAGCGTAATCATACTCATCTATACCTTCTAATTCTAAATTTACGTGTATTTCTAGTAGTTTATACTCATTATAGTCACTAGAAGGTTTACTCAACCCTTGTAATTCGTCTATTTTGTCTTTTGCATCACTATAATCAATCTCTCCTGGACCACCTATCGGAATATCACGAAAAACACCGTTTATTTGCATTTTTCGGATGTCATTACCTGTCATATTGATACAATGAGTCGTTCTAGGACTAGTTTCTATGTTTGTTGTGTCGTAACTGACTACTAAGTCCTCAGCTTTGACGAAACTGGCGGTAGCACGGTTCAAAAGTGTGTCAAAATACACTTTTTTGAAGGCAGATCCCGCTAAAGGGAGATAAAATAGCAAACTATCCATATCTGGGTCATATTCTTGCATAACTTCCGTGATTTGATAGTTCATAAACTCTTTGACACGTTTAGATTGTTCCATAACTTCGGAATTTTCCGCACCAACGGTCTGGGTTTTGACTGGACCGCCTGCTGGTAGGAGTTCTTTGTATGCTTGTGCTTGAAACTGTGTAGCTGCTTCACTTAAAATTGGGTGAGTTACACCACTCGCACCTGGAAATGGTTGGTCTCGTTCTTCTGCTTGTATACCTAGTAGATCTAGTCCATCAGAAAATGTGGTAAGCCAATCTTCTCTAGAAGATTTGTCTTCATCGTAAGAAGAAATTAACTCTGAACTAATAGAATCTAATTGAGATTCATCTAACACTTCTGTTAGGTTTACATTGTGTTCTGTTATTATAGTTTCTTCTGTTACGGATGGCACCATAATAGCACCGTCGGGCATAACTTGAAACTCCGCAGTAGTTTCCCCTTGAATATCCAGTTCTTCTGGTAATTCTACCGTTAATTCTTCTGGGGACGGTTGTTCTACTGGGTCTATTCCCTTGTTCGCATATCTTTGAACTTCAATCGCCATAATATCAACCTTTGTTTATGTATCAATAGTAACTCATTTTCTTACGATATAAAACCTCTTCCTCATAATCACTCGGCAATCTAACAAAACCTCCTTGCCTAAAACGTAACAGAGCTTGGGTTGTAGAGTCTACTAAATCGTCGTGATCCCCTGCTGGAAAAGCTGCACACTCTTCTATAACATCGTGCGCCCAGTTTGTATCGGGATACCAAACCATCCCCGACTCAAACAAAGGTGCTGATGCATTTACTCTTGCAACTTTGTCGTTTCCGCGAGATGGCGTAAAATTTTGTACTGGGACACCTATGTTCCGCAGTTCTTGGGTGAGCGGTAATCCTGACGCTTTACCTTCTATTATAACCACGTCAGGGTTCCAATGTTCGTATTGTTTTAATGCTACACCTTTAAGTTCAGGAAAGTTGTATCTACCTTTCACCACGTCGAGTAAAACAATGTGGGGTGTATCACCGCTGTATATTTCATCCCCACCTAATCTACCTTCTGGATAAAATACTCCCCAAGTTGTGATAGCCGAGTAATCCGCTGATTGGCTTTTTAAAAATGCGGTATCATAACTTTGTATTATATAATCACAAGCTGGTGGGTTTTTGTTTGGCCATTCTTTCCACCACTCGCGTTTGATAAGTGCGCCTTCTTCCGAGGTGGGGTTCTGCATATACTGCGCGTGCCATTTCGGTCCACCACGCAAGGATGCTTTAACACTTTCGAGTTCTTCTATTCGCCAGTACTCTGGCCAAAGTGGCTTACCACTCGGCAATATAGCTGGTAGTTCTATAACTTCCCATTGATCTGCTTTCGGATCTCGTGCTGCATCTTTGAGCAACTTACCTGTAAGATCGTTGACGTTCCACCTTGTCATTACGATTACGATTGCGCCTCCTGGTTGAAGACGTTGTCTTGGTCCAGAAGTGTACCACTCATAAGTATCTTCCATAGACTTAGGGTTCATGGCGTCTTGCTCTGAGTGTGGGTCGTCAATAATAAATAGATCTGCACCACGACCAGCGAGTGCACCGCCCACACCTGCTGCATAATATTCGCCTTTAAGTTTTGGGTCGCGTTTATCTTGTGTTTCCCACTTACCTGCTGCTTTTGAGTCTGGGTTTATAAGTACGTTGTCGAACACATCTTGAAAATCTTCTGTTAACATTAAGTCACGAATCTTACGACCAAACTTTACCGCAAGGTCAGCAGTGTGTGTGGCTTGTAGTATTTTGAGAGAAGGGTTACGACCTACAAGATACGCAGGAAACATGTGGCTCGCAAACTCTGACTTCGTGTGCCGTGGAGGCATGTTTATAATCAGTCGTTTTATTTTTCCATCTGCGATACGATCAAAAGCATCTGCCATCTTTTTGTGGTGCGCACCTTGTATAAACGATGGCCATTGACTCTTGACGAAAGGTAAAAAACCTGTTTGCGCTTTTTCTACTTCTTTAAGTTGCTTTAAGCGTTCGGTAAGTTCTAAGTGTTCTTTTAAAACATCGAGAGGGATCTCCTCTGCATGTTCCATAAATTTATCAGTCATTTAATACCTAAGATTCATCAAGGGTTTTTTAATAACTGCACCACCACGATTATAAACCAACACTTTAAATGCTTTTTTAATTTCTGGTGTGAGTTTTATTTCTAAAAAGTCTGCACCGTGTCCAAACTCAGGTGCATCTGTCACTAGTTCAGGGTTAAGTTTTATATCGTACTCTGCTTCGATACGTTTTATCCCTGCGTATGTCTTTTTAGGATAAATTTTTCCTAGTCCTTGAACTGTTGAGCTGTTTAATTCTGCACCAGTTGCTGGTTGTATAGAAACATCATTCATAGGGAATCGTATCACTTCTGCGCCTTGTTCTACCGCATCATTGATTGATGTTTTCATGTGTAGTGGAAACCACTCTCTTAGGAAAGGTGTGTCAAGATCTCTAGGGAAGGTAGCATCTTCTGCGCTAAACATTTCTTGATACATTGGACCATATTTTTCATAGCTGTCGTGTCGTGCTAAATCTAAGTCAAACGCTAAATCGTCACCAGAGAATCTATTCATAGTAGTCGAGGTAGAAAGTTCGTCTACGACTTGTTGTGTTCGATTCATAAATTCATTAAACTGTAAATTCATGTGGTTTACTCTAGGACCGAATGGTTTAGTACCTAGATGTTGCTGAAGTGTGGTTAACATTCTTTGCTGTAAATCCATTTTATGGTTTCTAGCAATCATGTTCCAATCTTCTATGTCGTACCCATTTTTAGCAAGCGTGTCTAGAAATTTTTGGGAACTGGGCATAGAATCTACTTCATATAAGAGCGTACCAGCGTTCTGTTCATCTGGTACTATTCTAGATGGTCCAGGGTTTTGTAAAGATATGTGCATATCTTCTGGATCGTTAATCATGTTTCGTAGAGAAGTCTGTAAAGATTCTGAAGGTTCATCGTTAAGACGTATCATCTGTGAACGAACACTCTTTTGTGCTTCTGTTACTGAATCTGTCATACCGTATATACCTGATTGCCCTTCTGCTGCGACATAGGTTGGTACACCGTCGTTATCGTACAATCCTGCGCGACTAGTGAATATACGATTCTCTGCGTTTGCGGGATCTGCCACTTGTTCTGGTTTTATATCCTTCATTCTCGCTGATAAATTTCCGGTACTAACTTCAACATGCCCAGGATCTCTCCAAGTTGCGCTACTGGTTGGGTCGTCTATAGAGTAACTTCTTTCTGTGTATCTGTTCATATTTAGTCTAGCATCCCCTCCCGCTGGTTCACCAATAGAGGGCATAAGTCTTGCATACACAGAATCTCGGTCTGGGACTTTTTCGCCTTGGTAATTTTTTTGGTAACCAGTAACATTGTCTGTAGAACTGTAGTTTTCTCTTATTGTCGGTTTGTTCTTACCTATGTCGTCTAGGATTTCTTGAAGCGTTGCTTTTGAACCACGTAGATTAGGAGAAATGTATCGTGCGAATTGATCTTTGACTGTTTGTTCTAGTCCACTTCCTTTTTTACCAGCTTGTGCTATGGTACTTTCTACAACCTGATCCACCGAATATTTTTTGTTTGGGTTCGTATATTGTGGGTTATCTATAATAAATCTTTCTGCGTTAAGTTGTATTTGTGGTCCATCGACTTTGATTTTTTCTGGGTCTATCTTTCCGGATGAAAATATGTCTGTTCTTTCTGAGCCTAGAAACCCAGCAATCCCACCTGGAGGATCTATCGCTTTTTCTACACCGCTTCGGTCGGTGCGTAATCTTTGTGTTTTCTGTACTGTTGGTATTAAATTTTTTGCAACTTTTCCAGCGGTGCTGATTGTTTTGAGACTGCCTGCTATTGGTGCCATCCAAGGTGCAGCATACATCGCATCCCCAACATTACCAAGTCCTTGCATAGCAGCGCCAAAATAACCACCGATTCCACCACGCTCTATGTTTTCTGCCATACTGGGCATTGGTTCGCCAGACATGAACTCTGATATTGGTTGTTCATAGGACGGTGGTCCAGGCATCTTGCCTGCTGTGTCTATTCCTGCTGCTCCAGGTAATATTTGAGTACCGAACCACGCCATTTGTCCAGGGGACACAACTGGTTCTGGCTTGAGTTCGTAGTCTGTACCGTCTGTGTGGGGGTACTTCAATAAATCAATAGGATAATTCGCTAGAGAAGGAGAATAGTTTCTTGTCGGTTTTTCTTCTGCCATGGCTCAGGTAGTGATCCTATGTGTTATAAAAATTTTGCAAAATATTTTTTATACTTAGACTTCTGACTATTAGTGTATTACACTAATGTCGAAAAGTAAAATTTTACTGGTACGTGTCTTTAAAACCGACACACACGCTGACGCGTATATGGTGTCTGTATAAGGGGGGTGGGGGGTCATCCTGGAACCCGATCTAGGAGGTCCAAATTACGCAGTACAGAGTACAGCCAGCGCCAGTAATGGCATACTGAGCAAAAATAAAAGTAAATAAAAGTAAATAAAACTTTACTTATACTTTACTTTAAGGTACACTATATTTGTATTTGTTAATAGGGTAATAAATACTAACTACTACTAACTAACCCTAAATAGGTAATAATCAAATGTCAAAAACTACTAAAAAATCTAAAGCTAACGCTCCTAAAATTAACTTAGGTGGCTTACCTGCTCAGGCTGTGTATACTAAAACTGGTAAAATAGCTAGGGCTGCTCATAATGCTGAGCGTCACGATTTATATAGCGGTCAAACGGTTCAGGAAATATTAAGTATTAAACCTACCGTCATGACTCCCGCTGATATTAAGTACGACGTAAAAGTAGGCTTCATTACCTTAGAAAGTTAAGGTAATTCCCTCAAGGGCTACTGTAATGGTAGCCCTTTTTTTACGCACATAAAACAGTTCAGATCAGAAATAATTATGAACTAATCTATATATAGAACTAGACTGAGTATATATGCTGGCGCATGTTCAATTGGGCTGATATAGTTTACAGAGGAATATAGTTTACAGACCATTGTTCAGATCTGAATAGCCAGCGAAAAGAAAAAGGGGACCGAAGTCCCCCTAACTATTATTCAATAGTTATAAAGCCACACTTAACATCATACTTGATATCTGCGAGCACCATACGAGTAGGTTTAAGGGACAGGATCTCACTGACCGTTTTACCATTAAACTCATCATGACGTTCCGCGTTATGAGTAGCGCGAGCCACTTTCCCAGTAGCGGTATAAACACCAGTAGGAGAGAATGGACCACAGTTGACTTTAACTTCTTGCTTAACTTTAGTAGCTTTTTTAGCCATTTTATTCACCGTAATAAGGGTTAATTAGTAGTAGTTGAGTTAGCATAATCACCCTATTAATTAAACTAACACATATATGATAGTTTAAAAGTATATAAAAGTAAAGGGATGATCACTAATTAATTTTATACCCTGTTCTGATCACAATGCGATCTGAATAATGGACCATGGTCGGACTAGAACTAGACTTAAAACCCTGGACTGTGGACTGTGGTTCAGATCTGAAAAAGCTTGGTCAGTTTACAGATGTATTTGCCTATTGGCTATTAGCTGGAAGTCTATAATTCGTGGATCAGTGTCCATTTCCTGTAGTATTTATGTCTGTAGATGTGATCATGGTCGATCCTAGTTTCTATATACAATGGTCCACAGTCCACAAACCACTGTCTAAAGATCTTTCACATGCTTTATCACACCTTTACCAATATTACCATCAAGTTACCATCGACCACAGTCCATGGTCATATTGGCTGTTCAAAGGTAATAGGTCGCTAATAGGATAGCCAATAACCCTCGCACAAGGACTAGCAACGAGGGTTATAGAGATTAAGATATTGGCTTATTGGCTAAACGCAGATATTTGTGTACATTTGTTAAACTAAATTCGTGACAACTAATATAGAAAGAACTATTAAAAGATAGAAGTACAGTTGCGCATGAGATAAATTTTACCATTTTCCCACGTTCTAATTTCAATCATAGGGTATTCTTTCATAGGTCGTATAAAGAAATCAGCAGAATAATAAAAACATTCATCAGGTGCCAATATACTATCACCACCTTGCGCAATTTCTAAAGACCACTCTTCGTATTGAGTTTCTAAATCATTCATTAAAGTTTGAGCATCGTCTAATGTTTTCACTTTACCTATAGCATGACGTTTCTGGTCCACACTTTCTAATATTATTTCCCAAGTCATAAGTTATTCCTCCTGTTAGTTAATTAACTTATTACTATATAACTATAGTAAAGAAGGGGGCGATCACCTAGGATAGTCCTAAATGAAGCCCCCACTACTAACTAAACTCTATTATGTCTCCACAAACTAGAAGTTCGTATTAGTTCAAGAGGGTATAAAGGATCTGGTTTAGACCACTGTCTTTGTGCAGAGTATATATATTTATTAAGTGGATCATCTAGATGGAAACTCATCAATACAAAAGTATCTTCTTCATCTAATATACCCATATTAGTTAAAGGATTCTTAAACATAGTAGATATTAACTCCCGAGTCCATGGTTCCCGAAACTCAGCATCGTAAGTATTGGCAGCGATTTCTGTCCACTCGCTATCATCGTATTGTTTTTCTAACCATGCTACACAGTTTTGGTAATCATGTTCATGTCTACCGCCTACGTTCCATAAGGTAAATTCGTAAGTTTCACCCATCAGCTTTCTCCTTTTCATATAAAGCTTCTTCGTATATTTTATCGTATGCGTGTTTTAAAAACTTTGCCTTAGTTAATGGTGTTGCGTTAGTGGTTAGCCCTATATGACGTTTAACATCTTGGTAACTATGATTGTCATCAAGCCCCATAATTCGTAAACGTGACCAAAAGTCTAGGTGATTTTTTTCGGTAATATTACTCATACCTACAGCAATGGTCATATATATCATAGACTCAGTGCAGTTGTTAAGAATGTATTGCTCACTTTCGGGTTTTGTACCGTCATAGTTCCACAATGCTTTATAATCGCGTATATTATCAATTGACCATCGTAGCATGATACACCTCGTCTATGTGTGCTTCTAGTTGAGACAACACATTTCCTTTATTGCCTTTTATACCTAGTTCTTTTTTAACTAATGAGTATATAGAACCGCCCTTGCTTCTAGTTAGCCCTATGATTTCCATCTTTAATGCTGCTTTCATAGCCAGTAATCGTGCTAAAGGTATTTGTTTACCTGTTAATACTATAGAATCGTTCAAGTTATTCCCCTTATTTATATTAGTAGTAAATATATAATAAAATACATTAACTAGATTACCTAACATATTGTTAAATGATTAAACATCATCACTTATAGGTATGTGCCAAGGGCTGGCAACAGTCATCGAAGTGTTCGTTGCTGTATTTTCCTCACTGTCGGTTATGTAGTTCACAGGTTTCCATCGACTATCATACCATTTAGGCAAATCTATGCGAGACAGAGCTCGACCCAATGGTTTAAAAGCGGTGTAATGACCGTTCGCTACATGGAAAAACGTGTCTTCAGTTTCAGGATATATTGCTTTAGCCCAATACCAACCTTTACGTTCAAGGTGTGGTTTGTCTAAATATATGTAAACATACTCATGATACAAAGGATCAAGAGCTTCTACGAATGATGTAAGATCGTCATATATCTCTACTGGATCTTTATTAGTTCTTTCACACTCGGCAGGTAATCGTCTCAAAGAAGAAATACAACCAGAGTCTACTAATCTACGAGCCTTTAACATACTGCGATAAAAACCATAAAGCATGAAACCGTTGTGTTCTAGATAACTATCATAATGACAATAGCTTGCATGAACCTCGTTTTCGTTCCACGAGCTGTACGCAATATAACTACGAGTCCCCATCAGTTTGCTCCATGTATGTATAATCCCACTCACGACCTGCCATATCTTCAACCCATACTTCAAAGTCATCTTTTTTCTTGAGGTCTTCTGTACCTAAATCAGTATTCCAAGCATGGGTCATAATTCTAAGTAGTCCTAGGTCTTTGATAGCTGTTACCCATCTTTCGGTAAATTCTTTTCGGGTAGTTTCTACATCGTCACCCCACATGTTGGTGACTGTTATAGTACGCGTCTCGTCAGGTTGGCTAATCCGTACTTCTTCAATTTTACTCATACTACACCACCTTGACGATTATATCGTCTTTCATAATAATTTTAGCAAAAAACTCATGACCGCCACCTTGTAAGTGAGGTCGACGAGCACCGACAAAACTACCTGTAGATTTGTACTCATCACCGAAAATAGATGTTTCGACATAACTGAGTCGTTCACCGACTGCTTCTTTGAGCTGTTTCTTACTTGTATAGTTTAATAACATCATACGCTGGTTCTCCTTATATTTATTTAGCGTATATTAATAATACTAGGGATTATTACATCAACTAGCATGATGCGTTATCAGCTAATCGTCTTTTGTTCCGTAAAAGTATATGCCTAAAACAACAGAGATAGCGATGGCTAGCAATATAGAATCGTTCAAGCTTGCCAGATATGCTTTTTCAGTCAACTCTATCAAATAAAGTTCTTCGGGGTGTAGTTCATACTCCATTTTTAGTCATCATGTACAGTCTAGCAGGTATAACCGCGTTCACATTACAATCACCACAACACCTACCATCGTTTACTGGCTCTGCATTATGACCTTGGTCCCAGATAACTTCACCACTGTCTGTTTTTTGTACTTCTATTTCTTTCTCACATATACTACATTCCATTTTAACACCTCACTTTGGTTGAATGTAAACTTTTTGACTACTGATTCTTTTTGGGTTGTAAAGAACTGTTTCAGGTATGTCATGAACTATTTTAAAAACTTTCTGCATTTGCCTGTTAAAAGTTTGAGAGGGTCTCTCACCAGCTTTCATGTAGACAACCATATCTAATTCATGTAATAATATATCTTTTAATTTAGAGCTGGGCTTCTTCATCATTTAACCTCTGCAGCATATCATGCTGTTTATCTAGCTCTGCTTCCTCTAGTTCTAACTTGAGCTGTTTATGCTCAGCTTTTACTTCGTCGAGTGCTTTATGCGCAAGTGCTACAGCCTCGATAGCTTTATATAATTCTTGGGTTTGAAATTTATCTAGTGCCACGATATGCTCCTAAAGTTAAGTTTTAAATAAAATATAAGTATATAGTACAGGTACTGATCTACTAGGATAATGTTAATTAAGATAACCCCGACCACGACAAGGGATTTGGGACACTCGTGGTCAAGGTTAAAGAGGGTGAGAGGCTTGGGGGCTGGGAGCTTTTTCGCTAGACTTATGTTACCCCTCCACTTAGCGCGACCTGTTACGGCTTTTTCCCTTTAAACCCTACTGGACGTACCTCTCTTGATTGGGGAAGGGACAGGAGAATAATAACATATGAACACCCTCCCCCAAACAAACCTACTTGTACTTCATAAAACCTTTATCAAGGTCGTACCTGATGTCCTTAGCTTCAACTCTACGAGTTGCTAAAGCATCCCTTACAGTCATTCCACTCAACTCTTCATGACGCTCAGCGTTCTCCTTTGACCGAGCCATCTTTTCTTTATTATTAATAATAACACGATCAAGGTCTAACCCTTTGATTTGTGTGTTGTTATTAGACTTTTCAACCGCTTTCTTCAAAGCTCCTGGTGCTGCTTTAAATCTAGGTTTACTGATTGATGTAACTGTGTTAACTTTTTTCTTAGCCGTAGCCATTTCGCTTACCTCCTCTGGATTTTTCCAGGTTATGTTACGATCTTTATAAAAGTAGAACCCATACCGCATTCCACGCTTAGTTTCAAACTCGGCTGTAAACTGTATAGCCAGTAAGGATTTTACTTCACCTTTATGCCAATCGTTGTCATGATACGTAGTTACTAATACTTCATTTGTAATTGGCTGTTTCATATAGTTTATAACCTTAAATAAAGTATATAAACTGGTATAACCAAAGTAAAGGAAGATGTTATATCAAGTATCTATGCCAGCAATATGTCCAGAAGGTTCCATATAACCTTCATAATTTTGACCACTGTCTTTAAAGTACCACTCAAAATGAGCAGGATGCTGTAAAGACTGTAGATAGACAAATAATAAATCATATATCTGTTGAGGCTCAGACCACATGGTATCGAAACAATAGACTAGCTCACAAAACCTATCGTCCTCTTTATCGTTCTGTACGTAATTACTATTGTGTGCGTTGACCATAACACCCCAGTTTTTGACACACCAATCCTGACGCGATAAAAAACCATACTGTTTCTTTAAACGACGGAGAGTGAAAAGATCGATACAGTTTTCCATAACCCACTCTATCGTAAGTAATTCATTACCCGACGCTTTGAACACCTCACGGAAATAATAATAATCTGTAGTACCTATTGCAAATAATTCCATATCTGCTAACTCAGTAGGTATAGGACACAACCTATTGAAATCGAAAACACCTGAATCACCTTCTAAGAATTTTATAATTTTACTGAGTATCGGTTTAGTAGAACGTATAGTGATGATGTTAGCGCAGTCAAACTTCTGTGAAGGATGAGACATGAATAATATTCCTTATTATTTTAAAACTAGGTATTAATAATAACCTAGAACGTTTACATGTTAAGCATTTTCTTTAATGATAACGTCTTCTAAAATGCCTTTTTTATTTATTTTGTATGAGTGTACTTCTCTATTTTTATTCCACTTAGCTTTGTATTCTTGATCAATGGTATACTCTTTCAATTGTTTAGTTTTAGATATATCAGACGGTGTTTCTGTTATAGTACCATCTTTTTCCCTACGAACTACCCTACCACTTTTGAAGTGTGTTTCCATAATACCATTTTGTGCAACAACCATATTTACTTGTTTGTCCCAATCTTTTAGCTTTGTATCGTTTTCTGACATACTGCCTCCTGTTAGTTAAAGCGGATTGGGGAGCTCTGTAAACTGGCTGCAGGGTTCTGTTTACTTTCGAGATCTCTAGCCACCGAGCACTCCCCGAATCCTAGACTATATACTAGCCCTAAGTATATTAAACCTTAGAGCTATATGAAATAAAAGCATAGTCGTATTATAGATTATCAAGCTCTTCAGACTCGCCTTCTATAAGAGTTCCAGAAGGTAGTACGCCTCCTGTTTCATCGTATATTTCTCTCATCCTCTCTAAAATTTGATGTTTATTCATAGTCTCTACTTTGTTTACGACTATCTCACTACGAGTCACATACAATCCTGCTGCCTTGCCTCTGTTAACCTCAGCTGTAACTGCAGCAGACCACGCACCATTACGCATAGCCCCATCACGAATATCTTTGAGGTCGGTTAAGTGCGTAGATAAATCAACAACAGCTCTGTTTGCTGCTTTGGCTTGTAGTTCTTGAATACGTTTTTTAACAACAGGGTTTTTATCACTCGCTAACACAGTACCAGCTCGCCCAGCATTTTTACCGCTGTATCCTGCTTCTTGAGCAGCGTCTTTTTTCTTCATACCTTTCGCTACGTTCTGAGCAAATTTTTCTTGTTTAGGTGTGAGCTTTTTACTGCTCACGCTACTCTCCACAACCTAAATAATGTTTTATCATCTTTCAAAACTTTTCTGCTAGTGAATTTTTTATTGTTTCTAGTAGCATAGTTAGACGCAGCAACTCGCATCCGCTGTGCTTCTACCGCTTCATAACATCGTTCTATGCAATCACCGACACCCATTTTATGGAAATCATACTTATTATTTCTTGGGGTAAACGTGTCAGGGATAGGAATATTGTTTTGTATTTGATACATTTAAATCACCTTTCTATTTTAATTGAAGTCTTTTCGACTAATTCCTGGAACATGATTTTTTAATTGTTTTTCTTTACTTTTCACTTTTCTATATTTTTTAGGATAAAACTCGTTTAACATGTACACTGCTTGATTTATTTCTTCATAATCGTCTAATATTTTATACCCTAGTGGGTGACAGTATCCACCAGACCTACAATCTGTATAAACTTTTGCTTCTTCTAATATTTCATGAGGTACATGCAAAGTTTGTATTGCGGAAGCATCTACCCTTTGATCGTAAGTAACAGTGTCGTTATGACACTTACCAGTGCCGAAATCCATTCTATTTTGAGCATGAATCCATGATTGACCACACTCATCACTACAAAACTTCCTTCTTTGTCCTTTTAATTGATCACCACATTGTTTACAGATGTATGTATCTTTCATAGTATATAAAAGTATAACCTACAATATACTCGTATAAAAGCATAATAAAGCCCAGCCTGCGCATTTTAATCCTATCCTATCCCGACTGAGCAAAAGACAGGTGTGGGATGCGGATACTATGCTGCCTCAGCGTATTCTATGGCTTTATTCATAGCTTTCTGCTTGAGAGAAGCACGGTTCCCGAACCATGCATTATGTAACGACGCATCTCTATCGTGTCCCCATTTATGGTCCACCACAAAAGTAACAGCGTTCATAGCTCCCCACCAAGTACCTTTCGATGACTTGAGTCTTGCTCCTGGCTGTTCCTCTACTGCTTGGTGCACTAATGAAGGGATACGTTTAAAGTCATCAACCATTGACTGACGAGTAGCTATCGCCCTCACTTCTGTCATATTTTCTATCTCCTCTTGTGCTTTCAACAGTTCAGGTTGAAACACGTCGGCGATATAATTGACAACGGTATCCTTATTAAATTTCTTACGAGCAAGAAACTCTGCGCTTTCTTGAAACTCTTTCATACGGTCGCCAGCTAAACCTAAAGCTTCTTCAGCAGCAACGAAAACTTCAGAGTCTAAAGACCTAACGTGAGGCACTCTAAATGAGTTTTGTCTGTCACTAGACAGTGCCATAGTTAGAGTGTTGTTACAAACCACACGAATCGGTGTAAACTTAATCTCGTTAGACTTACCCCATTTATGAGACACACTTACTAATAAATAACCTAGTACACGGTCATCTCCTGGAAGTGTAAAGTCTTTACTGACATTAGCTAAACCCCAGACTTGTTCCCCACCTTTTAAAGCACCAGCAGTTTCCATAGCCATATCTCCCGCATCTGTAAACTTTTTGAAAAACTCAAAAGCCTCAGCGTTTTGCGTAGGTATGAACCGCTTACCACATGGTCCAAAAGTTTTATTATCGCTATCACGAGTGATAACATAATAATCAGGGACAGCGATTACGTCACTAGACGAATCTAAATCTGGCTGTTCGTGCGTAAAAAGATGACGTTTGCTAACTGACCAGTCAAGTCCAGCAGCAACTAGCATCTCTTGCGGTGATAGGTTAGGATCAACCTGTACACCTAGACCATGCCAAGGAACTTCCCCAGCGTAAGCCATTGTTTCTACTGCATGAGCCATATTGCTCTCCTTATCATAAATGTTTAGCTTAATTACTAAACATACCCTTTATATTATATATACGGTACTTATGATAAAAGCATGTTCTTAAAGATTATAACAGAGAGTCCACAACCAAGTATCAAAATCTATCACAGCAGTAACGTCTGTGTTCTGTCTGTTGGGGTATTGCCAGTCTTTACTGAGTACACTCAAGGGTAAACAAACTCGTATAGGTTGGCGATCGTATTTCCATATCAAGACAGGAATATTGCCTGCTCGTGCAGTTACCGTCTGTTTCCACCAATCTTGCTTATACCAGTTACCAGAAGCATATCGTTTACATTCAATAATGTGGTTCGGTAACTCTAAATCACCTAAACCTTTTTCTTGATATTGATCTAGATTTCTTTTAACCTTCGGTACATCTTTAAATTTATGGAATTTATTGCTGTTTTGTTCTAAGAACTCATTGATTTTACTAGCGATATCTCTTTCAAATGATGCACCTTTATTTCTTGAATTTATTTTACCCATTCTTGATCAACCTTATATCGTTTATGCGAAGCCACTCTCTTAATAAACTATTAGTTTCTTTTGTACTAGCTTCTGGGTAAGCCTTCTTTATTTTAGTTTTTGTTTGTTCATACTCTCGTAACCCAGCGTAGTAATCACCCTTACCTATTTTAGAAAATCTGATAATTTGCCATACTCTTTGTTTTGAAATGCCATATTTATTCCCTATGTCTTCTAATGTAATGTAGTTGTTTTTATATCTCATATAAATTTCGAAATATGCTTTTTTGAGTTCACTCCTTCTCACTAAAATACTCCCTATAGTCTACTACATGAGCCCAGTTTTTACCTATCTCCCCATCTACTTTATTAGGGACTTCCAACTTAACACAATCTCGCATTATTTCCATAACTTTTTCACACTCAAGTTTATCGGTAACAGATATATTTAATTCATCGTGTACTTGTGTATGTGCTAAAATACCTTCGTTGTATAAATCAAGCATAGCTTTCTTTGTCATATCGGCAGCAGAACCTTGAATTAAACGATTCATAGCTTTATAAGTAAACGCACGTTTTAACTGACCTCCATACTCCTCCAGAGCTTTATCGTAGGGGTATGGCATAGCTCGCCTATCTATAGGTTCGTACAGGTTAAAACGACACTTACGACCGAGTATAGTATTGACATACCCCCTATTTGACCCCTGACGAGCTGCAGAGTCTCGTAATCCACGGACAAAAGGTACTCGTTTATGATACTGGTCAAATAATACTTCTGCTTCTTCTGGGCTTATACCTAGTTGATTAGTTAGTTTTTCTTTACCCATACCATAACTCAATCCTAAGTTAATAATCTTAGCTTCCTTACGACTTATGTTAGCCATATCTGCTACTATCTGATGAAAGTCAGCATCACCTGAGTAATCTGCTGCTGCCTCTTCTGCGCCTTCTTGATGCGTTAATACAGAGTAGTGAACAGTTAGTCTAGGTTCTTGTTGGGAGTAATCAAAACAACCCCAGTGGTGACCTTCTTCGGGTATGAATAAACTACGAATCAATGGACCAACTTCTGGATCTCTAGCAGGCACTTGTTGAAGGTTAGGTTTAGAGCAACTAAATCTACCAGTAACCGTACCTCCGTCGTCAGACCTAAGAGGGTGTAGTTCCCCATGTATCCTACCGTCTACTAAATGTTCTAGTATCATCTTGTCTATAAATGTAGTACGTGCTTTGTTTAGTTTTCTTGCTTTAGCTATCGCTAGTGGTAGTTTGTGTGTATGCTCTTCAAGCCACTTAGCTTGGAAACTAGGTGCATTAGTTTTAGGTGTTTTAGGATAATCAAGACCTGCTCTGTCAAACACTTGTGATAAAGATTGTGCTGCCCATAAATCTGGTTTGAGACCATACCACCTGTGTATTTCTGAAGTTATTTGATTTTCTTTCTTACGCAACTGTGTTTTAACTTTTTGAGTTCTATCTAAATCAATACGGACACCTCGGTTACGCATATCTATGAGCACAGGTATCAATGAACTTTCTAGCTCGTATATTTTACTAACTTTTTCTGAGGCTATACCTTCCGATAGTTTTTGCCACAGTCTATATGTTAGATCTGCATCCTGCTCTGCGTAATTACCTACATACTCAGGCGGTAAACGATACATTTCTGCTTTCGGGTTTATACCGTACACCTGTGCAGCTTCTACCAACATTGACTCATCTTTTTCCTCATTTAGATACTCTTTACCAACTTTATTTAGAGAGTACCCATATTGATTCTCGTTAAGTAGTGGTGCTGCCATCATAGTGTCGTGTATCTTACCATTGATAGTAAATCCTTCTCTCATTAACCAACCTACGTCATACTGAGCGTTATGAAATACTTTTTCATTAGGTGCTTCTAATTGTTTTTTCAACCATCTATAGACTACTGTTTTATCTAAATTACCGCCCACCTCATGAGCTACAGGGAAATATGCTTTATATCCCTCGGTAGCTATCGCAATACCTATAATAAAACCTCTGTCCCTAAATGCCCATCCTGGACCATGGGACATGAGCCATGGATCTTTAGTTTCTAAATCAATAGCTATAGTTTTTTGACCTGTCAAATCAGGAAATGAAGTAGGTGGTGACCAATCTACCTCTGGTGGAAATAATGGATCTTGCATTAACTAATAGCCTCTCTACACATATTTTCTTTTCCAAAATGACACCACTTACAGCCGAATCTAGAAGGTTTAGCTGGGAACTCTGTTGCAGTAGTCATAGCCATAGCTCGGTTATGTATCCTTTCTTGCTTAAATTTTATACTCTGGGGTGTATAGACATATCTATCTATTTTACCATGGTCAACATACCACATCTCAGTGATGATACTTTCTAATTCGGGATATCGATTTAACGCTACCGCACCGTAAAACTCACACTGCTCTCTGTGTGACTCCTGATTGCCTGCGTATCTACCTGTTTTAAAGTCTATCACTCTCGCTTCTTTACTTAACCCTTCCTCATATACAAACGCATCTACTTTAGCTCTACCCCAAGTATCCTCGTCAAACCAACCTGTCTTTTTCCACTCGGTAGTTATCGCCCAATCACTTTCACATATAACATGACCGTGTAGGTATTGATCTTTTAGTAAATCAAATGCGTCTTCAAAGTCTGCTAACTCCTTGGGAATCTTTTCTAAATTACCGCGTATGTAGTCCTCACACATCTGATGGATATTTTTACCTCTTTCCATTGCAGGGTGCTGAGGCTCTTTAAACTTTTTTATAAACTTAAATTCTGCTTGCTTAGGGCATCTTTCATAACAGCCTAACCTACTATACGACCATTGTGGTATCATAGTTTCCTCTCTAGCCACTCTACACATGCTTTACGCCAGTCACTAGCTTGACAATTATCCAATATTTTTATACCTTCTTTTGAACTACCGCCTTTGTAAGCCATCCACGAATCTCGTATAGGAATAGCTACTTCTTGCCAAAACTTATCACACTTACGGTCTAATGGTTTATTACGAAAAAATAATTTTAATTCTAAGTCCCACGTGTATTTACTGCGTGAAGACATCATGGGGTATGCGCTGACTTCCCCAGACCGATATGGATTCATGCGTCGCATGCTATGTGGTAATGATTGCACATAGTAGTCTAGTATATCATCTTCAGCAAACTTCTGTAAAAGATCATCAAAAATATCTTTGTATGCATGATAACTATCACTCACTTGATAATACACACCTATGTCGACACCGATTCTACTTGCCATGTACTCTTGTAGCATAGACATATGTACTGCGTTAGCACCATAAGCTCCCCATATAACATCGTTAGATCTATTAGACACAGTCATATTTAACTTATTGTTTCGTATTTTAAAATATATGCAGGTATTACAAGGTACATCTTTACCGTTACGACCTAAATCTTGTATAGCCCACATCTGTAACACAGCTCTCCTATCCTCTGGGTTTTTTCTTAACATAGCTACAATAGTGTCTAATTGATCTGTATTAAAAAACTTGCGCCATCGCCACCCATATGCTCCCCATAAAATACGACCATCATCACTATAATTCCGCATGCTTTTAGCATACCACTCTACAGTTTCTAAATCATTACGACCGTGTAGCATCCACAACCCTTCCATAAAATGAAAAAACGGATTAGCGTTACGGTGCGACCAGAAAACTACTCGTTCATCAGGTTTTTTATACACCGTAGTTACAGGACACGGTGCTTCATACATCATACCGTTCCTACTGTCTAGTAATACTCCGCTTTGATCTAGATAATCTAGACCTCTAGGCAGGGCTTCATGTACATTTCTAACTGTTATTGTTTGCATGTTCTATGCCTTCCTTGTATGCTTTTTTCCACCCCACTATTACATCCCTACGCGGTAAACCATTCCACGCAGTTTTAGTTTGTTTTTCTACCACCCTAACACAACTAGGGTGAAGTTCATGTAGCCTATCAGCACCTGCGTTATGTACGTCGATAGTTCTCCACTCACTACAGCCACCGTCAGCATTAGAAGACTTTTGACCCTGAGCGTAAAAATAACTTACTCTACAGGCTTTACCTCGCCTAAGCAGTTGTAGTGATATATCAAAATCTTCCATCACCCGAGTTCTGCCCCACTCGATATCTTCAGGGAAAGCGTCTAGATTGTACGCCAATACTCTCATATATCTAGTATTTTCTACAGCTAACTCTTCTACTCGATTATTACCTTCTCTAGCACTTACACCTACATGAGCGTAACCTTGATCCATCCACTCATCAAGTAACCCAAATAAAGCAGGATATTCTTCTGGTTCTAGGTATCTTAAATGCCAATCGTCCGCGCTTTTACGGACATAAAACCGTAAATCATCGTCTAGCATAACTACACGTGAGTCTAATCTATGGCGTCGATCGGCTTGTTCTATTATGTACTTTCTTTTAGCACTAATACCTTTAACGGATGACGGAACTATAAACTTTTGTACTTCTGGGTATTTAGTGTACTTATCCTGCTCGTCTTCATCTATAGCTAGTATTACCGTGCCATCTTTGATCATACTTTCTGGAAACCACTTGAGTGTTTCTTGGTTGTCGGGTCTACCTCTTGTAGGGATATATATTTTCATTCACTTTCCTCTTTATTACTGCTTACATGTTGTTCTACTAATATTAAATATCTTCTTAAATCGTGTATGTCGTCTATGATACCTTCTGGTCTTGTATCGTTTTGTATAGCAGAAAATATATCAAAGTTAGATCCTTGGACCTGATTCTCTATCCTATCCCATTTACGAGCTAGCATCATAAAAGCACCAACACCACCACGTTTACGCCAACTATTTCCATAACTTTTTTCTGCTTCCATAAGTTCTTCTACATCTTGCTCAGCTATGTCTAGCATTTCTTGAAATTTTTTCTTCATATGCCTCCATACTCCTCTATAAGTTTACCGAGTAGGTTTGAACCACGTTTGTTAAGTGATTGATTTGCTAAGTATTCTACTCCATTGCTAAATACCGTGTTCATATTAGTATTACCCATCTTTCTTTGACGCATACAGAAAAATAAAAGCTCAAACATATCTGCTTGTTTGAATAAAATTGCTTCTTTTTTCCCTAGAACGTTACTGTAGTCTATACCTAGTTTCTTTTCGTAAGCACGTTCTATTGATTTTAACGATTTAACTAAATCAGGGTTGTCCCATTTGACTGGTGCTGGGATATCTCCTGTATATAGTTCAGCTATATCGTGTGTTAGTGCTTTCAATATAGCTTCCTTACTCACTGATTTGTCAAGGTACTGTAGTATCATAGCTACTCCCCATGAATGTGCACCTACTGACTGCTCTCCAATAGTTTCCAGCGTGTGATATCTTTTTATTGTACCACCGCGTACTACCTCAAATAAATTATCTAAATCATCCATACTTATATTTCGACCTTGGTCTACCTTCACCTAAACGTACTCTTTCATATTTATCAAACTCACACAAGCAATGCTCTATTTCTCTCATTTCTAAAGCTGGTAATGCTGGGTCTATGTAATCATTAGAAACATCCAGTAATTCTTTCATCTCTACGGTCAACTGTTCTTTCTTTATAGTTTGTTCTAACTTTCTGTTGTGTATTCTATTGAGCCCACGTTTCGCTCCTGGACCAGCATTAGCCCAAGTCATAATGTCTGTAGCGTTTTCTAAATGCTTTGTAAATCTTAAATCAGTTACAACCTCATAAGCCATAAAACCACTGAATCCAGCATAGGGTAAATACTCTTTCCAAGTTTTTTCTAAACTGTCTTCGTAAAGTTTCGGTGGGTTATTGAACAAAGGTGTGAGTATTTTATCTATAGTCTGTTCTACCTTAGTTCCTCCTAAGGTGCCAGTTAACATATACGCACCAGTGTATACTTTCTTTTTATTATTCATTCTATCCTGCATTATGGCTTTTACACGTGTAGGATCCCAGGAATCTGGAAAACCTATCGCTTTTAAAGTCGGAGGGTGATTTATTTGACGTGCTACAGACATAGCAAAAGGTAGGTGAGGGTGGTCTTTATATGGCTCTTTCCAGTTTTTCCTTATCCATATAGTAACCTTATCTAATTCCCTATAAACATTACAGAAACTATAAGTTTGTAATATCTTGTCCTCAGTCCAAGGCGGTTTTTGATTGTCCTGTCGGTTTAAATATATAAAATGTCTTTCGTTTATATAACCGAAAAAGTTTTCTACGTTATCCCACTTTGTATCTACATATACCATTCTGGTACTCCTCGTTTAGTCCACTTAGCGAAATGCTTTTCACCTATATAGTATTTACGATACGCTGTTATCGCGTCATTTTCAACCTTATACTCATCAGGCATACACTGAGGGTGCTGTTGTAACCCTTTACTTTCTATGTTAGGGTTAGGCAAAGACATAACTACGTCAGCTGATTTATGGTTGACGTTTCTATCATACCGCCAGCAAAACTCCTCGTTTAAGTATATAGTTAAATCTTTTAACCATAGCCAGTTATCGAGACTAGCTCCAGCCCAGAGAGTACAGGGGTGTTTAGCGTGTACAGGTTTATAGGGAGCAGTTTCATCATTACTCCATAACGCAGTACATAGCATTTGAGCAGATTCTAATATCATTTTAGATACGTGTTTATCACAGTGCATTTCGGCACAGGACTTTATAGTTTTATCGAGTTTAAATATATTCATATCATTTAGTTTACTTTACAAGTAAAGGGGAAGTATAGCATCCTCGTAATAATTTTAAACGAAAAGAAACTCTTTTCTAGTTTTTCCTCTCACTATGTGAAGATTAGTTTTAGTTCGTGTAACCCCTACATAAAAAGCACGACACTCATTATCTGGGTTGTTATACAGTTCTTCATACGTTTTAGTAGCTAAGTCAGTAAGTAATACAACATTTTCTGCTTCACCACCTTTTGCTGCGTGTATCGTATTTAATTTTATCTGAGATGAGTCTAGTTTTTCACCTTTTCTTAAACAAGATATAAGATATTCTCTTTGTGTATTTCCTATCAAATCAAAACATTCATGCCAGATTGAGTCTACTAATAAACCATAGTTACTTTTTAACCCTTGAATGTCTAATAAGGCTTCCGCATTTATCGTTTTAAGGGTTTTAAACCCTTTTTTGACACCCTTACCAGCCTTCATATACTTAAACACTCTGCGTATCCTTTCTGCGCTGATCTTATTACCTTTACGCAAGTGCTCCCAATCTTTTATAGCAGTCACTAAACTTTGTGACACAGACGGTTTATTATTTTTCTGAAACACTCTACCAATCATTTTAAGGTGGTGTTCTACATTATTTAATAGGTAGTTATTCCTAGCTAAGAATAACCATTCACCACTTGATAAATCTACATGCTCAAAATTAGTATGGTAAGTTACACTACCTTCTTCTACTCTAGGTTCCCAAACCTTTTCTTTCCTAGTGTGTATTCTGTTGACAACTTTTAACGCAACGTCATGTACTTTTCTAGGTATGCGGTATGATTGTTTTAAGTATGTATGATTACCCTGTAGGTTTATAAAATGTTCTACGTCTGCTCCTGCCCATTTATAGATAGCTTGGTCATCGTCACCTGCTATGTAAACATGTTTCACACCTTCTGCTAACTTCTCAACGCACCGCCATTGAAGTGTAGATAAATCCTGAGCCTCATCTATAATAAGAACTTCGAGTTGTGGTTTACCTTTTGAAGATACAAACATTTCTAACATATCTGTGAAGTCTGTTAAAAAATATGCTTCTTTATACTTTGCATAGTTTTTAATGAACCACTCAAAATGCATCCAAGATATATTAGAGTCTGCATTATTCCATATCTCTCTGTGTCCCATACACTGATTACGAGCCATGTTTTCTAGGAAAAGCATCCTATCGCCTTTACTAGCTAACGACATAATATTTTCTCCATCCCATGCAGAGTTTATACGCTCTCCTATGCTCTTACTAAAGTTTCGTAAATTACTTCTAGACATTACATCGCTTCTAGTCATACCTAACCAACCATAGCATAAAGAATGTAAGGTTCTAAAATAAGTTAATTCGTCTGGGTCATAACCGAACTTAGTTACTGCTCTGCTCAGAGCCTCGTTTGCTGCTTTCTTAGTGAAAGCTATATACCCCATTTTATCTGGTCTTACACCAGAGTCTAGATACTCTTCTACTTTATTTAATAAATAGGTTGTTTTACCAGTTCCAGGTGGACCAAGGACAATGTTCCAAGTCACAAGGTTCTCTCTGCAAAGTTTTTAGTGTCTAGAGATTCACTTTCTGTTTTATATTTAAACTCTTTAATTGACCAGACATTAGTTCCTCTACCCTTTATATTAAAGAACTTATGTTCAGCTTTTAGATCTCGTAACTTAGAAGCAATGCGGTTAGTTTCCATGTCTGTAAATCTATGCTTCACTAAATAATCTTTCAAGTCTTTGATTCTAAAGAAAGTTTTACCTTCTTCTGTGTACGGTTTACCCAGTAGTATCTCGTCTCGAGTATTAGCTTGAGCCATATCTGTGCAAAAAGATTCTAGTAGTTCCATAAACTGACCTTCTATGGTAACATCATCACTGACCTCTATGATTTCCATACCACTATCCATTAAGGTTTGTATCAAAGTTTGCCATGCTCTTTCTTGCATTTTAGGTGGCATCATATTAAGTATTTCCATACAAGCTCTCTGAAACTTAATTTGATTCTGTAGTTGTTCTGTAGTGAGTTCTAACCTTTTATCGTCTATCGATAAAAACCATAACGGTGGTTTAGTGTCTAATTTAGATAAACTCGAAAACGTAGGTGTAGCATTACTACCGCCTATCCCAAACTTACACCCACGACATTTAGCTACGTTACAGTAAGATCTAATAGGTTCGTCACTACACTTATAGTTGTATTCTTTTTTCTTGAGCGTACCTATCAGGGTCATAACTTCTTGTGCAGGTAGTGGTGGGTGAACATACTTACGGTTATATTCTTCTATGTCTATCTGCCAAGATTCAGGTGTAGACTTTTTAAGATACACCCCAACGTTAAACAATCCATTGTTACGAGTACCTTGTGGGAATCCTTGCTTGAGCAATACTTGTAAGCATGGTGGACCATCTTTTATATCGTCGAGTACAGGAACTTCTAAATTTGTTAATTCGTCGTAACTCAGTAATCTTTCTTCTACGAACTTTATAAATTTTTCTACGGTTAGTGCATCACCTTTTGGATTATATGCATAACGTAAAGATTCATCACCTTCAAAATACGGCATGTTTAACCAAGAACCTATGTCTCCTCTATCAACTAATACTTCTCGTTGTTTAGGAAATATTTCCACACCACCGTAACCTAGACCAGCAGATACTTCTCTAAGTTTGTCTTGCATGTCTCCTGCAGGTGCTTTATCTTTTAAGAAACAATATACATGAGCTCCACCGCTTTTGCTTCTACAAACAACTAGCGGTAGTTTAAATTCTTCTATCTTTAATACTAACTTTTTGATATCTAACGAGTAGGTGTCTATATCTATAGCACCCCACTTGACAAGGTTTTCTTCATCTATAGGAACTACCCCTAAACCTTCTGTGCCTTCTACATGAGCCTTCCAGTGTTTTACAGTAGCGCCAACAGTTTTTATAGTTTTAGCAGTGCCTTGTTTCTTTTGACCAAAGGATGTATTGTTAACAGTAAAACTTCCATGAGCTCTTGAAGATCCATAAAATATCTCATGTAATTTTTCTGTAATATCCAACTAACTCTCCCTTTTTAGAGTATAAAACTGAGACCCTCTACCCTCCTTTACTTCTAAGAAAAAGTAAAGGATCGTCAGTTTGTGTTATTTAAAACGGTGCTTCGTCAGTGCTTACTGTCGTTGCAGGTGGAGCATCTACATTTACAGTTTTAGCAAACTCTCTTGCTATCGCATATAGACTCATCTCAGTTTCTGTAATAGGTCCAAGCAACTCTATGTTCCAACCGAACCAAGTACCACGGTCGTTAGACTCTTGTACTGTAGTCAGTTTATACTTATGACTGTATGACGGTGGGGTAAATACATTACCCTCACTACCTTTTATCTTAATACTAGACATAACAGAGTTCCAAGTACGAGACTTTTTCAACTGTGTGTTAGACATAGGTATCATAACTTGTTGAAACGAATCACCTTCGAGTGTTAACGCATAGTGAGTGGCAGAAGTTTGTATGTAATTACCGTTAGGCAACACATCTGCATACCTCTCATCTTTTGTAGTTTGACCTAATATACTTGCGTCTGTGTGTTGATTCACTAAACCACCACCACTTTCACGAGGTTGCCATTCTAAGTACATACGCTTATATGCCACAGGTAAAACTGTCAAAGGGTTATCTTCTGTATATAACTGTTTAGTAACAGTATTTACAATATCACCTGCTGCAGCACCGTCTATATATCCACCATCACGTTTATTTACCTCTGGGCTAAGTGCCTGTAAGATTTTTAAACGAGGGATAGTAAAATCCTCTGGGGTCATGTGTTCCATACCACCACCAGCATCTGCTTCAAACGCAGAACCGACAGCAATATCTGTAGACTTTTTACTAGCTACTTCTTTATTATCACTTTTCTCTTTTTCATTGCTCATTACTTATTTACCTTAGTTTTTTGACCTATATAAACATTAAAGGTATCTAAGGGTAGGTCGTTCCCTTGTTCTACCTGCTCTCTGACAAGTGCTTTCAAAGTCATAGGCTCTACCCACTTCTTTTGAGTAAGTGTATGCCCATCTTTTTCTAGTTTTGCCATGAGTTCTTGGGCTACTTCGTCTTCACCTCGACCAAAGTTAGCTGAAACTGTGTTTTTAATAACGTCACCTAAACCATTACTTTCAAGCCAATTAAAGCATACCTCTCTATTGTCAGGAGTTATCCTAGCTGAGTAATATGGTTGAATAGAAAGTTTAGTTCCGTCGAGTAGTTTAAACTCGCTTATACCTACTTCTCTTAATTTATCAGGTATGTCTTCTTCACTTAATTTTTTATAATCTGCTTTTAACTTTTTAAGTTTCTTTTCCTCATCGTCTATGAGGCTTGCCATTTCTGTTAACTTTTTCCCTAGAGCACCTATGTCTCCAAGGTCTTTTAAACCTACACTGGCTTTTTTAGAATCTTCTTCGAAGATGTGGTCTGGTATTCTCATACTGGTTCCTTATTAATCGTTAATTGTTAAAGGCGGTGTGTCTATATTTTATAATCGAGTATAGGGTGTTTTTACGGTATAGTTATATAACTCGATTAGTTATGGTAAGCTAAGACTTATGGCGCACCGCCGACTACCTATGCTACTACTAACTAGCCCTATTAGTATTATATAGATTTAAAAATTTATAAAGCACTTATGCTAAAATATTTTAAATATAGTAATAATCTAATAATGTAAACTTCGAAACTCTTTACTATCGAGAGTTTTACTCTGATATTAGCTATCCTATTACCCCCCTATTAGCTATTAGCAAAGTAATGCTAAAACATGATGCTAGTTACTTACTTATTAACTAGCTTATACTTATAACTTACTTATATAAAGGACTACTCTTGACTCAGTTTTACTTCAAAACTAAACCGTATGACCATCAATTAGATGCACTACAAAACTCTTACGATAAAAAGAATTTTGCATTATTTATGGAGATGGGCTGTGGTAAATCTAAAGTAGTTATAGATAATTTTGTTTATCTACATAAAGAAAAGTTAATAAACGGTGTTTTAATCTTAGCTAACAAAGGTGTTTACGACACATGGTACAGCAAAGAGATTCCAATACACTTACCAGAAAATGAGTTAGAACCTGTTGTGGTTAAATGGTCTAACTCAAGCTCTAAGAAAAACCTAGCACAGTTACAATCGTTATACGAAGACCCAGACAAACTTAGTATATTAGTTATGAACACTGAAGCATTGAGCACGAAAAAAGGTACAAAGTTCGCTACTAATTTTCTGTTCAACCGTAAAACTATGTTCATAATAGATGAAAGTACAACTATAAAAAACCATCAAGCTAAGAGAACTATGAACGCGGTTCGTATAGGTAAATACGCTTACTATAAAAGAATACTAACAGGCAGTCCAGTAACTAAAAGTCCACTAGATTTATATAGTCAGTGTTACTTTTTAGACCCAGCATTACTGGGGTTCAATAGTTACTATGCATTTAGAACTAGATATGCTAACTTGGTAGAAAAATCTGCAGGTGGTAGGTCATTCAAATTAGTCACAGGTTATAAAAACCTGAATGAATTAAATGAGTTAATTAACGCATTTAGTTACAGGGTACTCAAGAAAGATTGTTTAGACCTACCAGATAAAGTTTATCTCAAACGAGTTATACAAATGACAGATGAGCAGAAAAGAGTTTATAAAGATCTACAAAAGAAAGCTCAATCTTTACTCGGTGGTAGTAAAGTTACTATCACACATTTGATTACTCAAGTCATAAGACTACATCAAATATCTTGTGGCTTTATAAAATTAGATAACGGTACATTAACTGAACTACCTTCTCAAAGGATGGCTGAGTTATTAAGTGTGATAGAAGAAACAGACGGCAAAGTAATAATCTGGGCTAACTACAGACATGACATACAAAAAATAGAAAAAGAACTTACAAAGCTCTACGGTGCAGAGTCCGTGGGTACTTACTACGGTGACGTCAGTCAAGAAGATAGAGAAGATGTTATCAATAAATTTCAAGATAAAGAACATCCTCTTAGATTTTTTATAGGTAATACACAAACAGGCGGTTATGGTATCACACTGACTGCTGCAAGTACAGTAGTGTATTACTCTAATAACTATGACTTAGAAAAAAGGTTACAGTCAGAGGACAGAGCGCATCGTATAGGTCAAACTAATAAAGTTACTTATATAGATATTGTTTGTGAACGTACAGTAGATGAAAAAATAGTCAAAGCATTACGTCAAAAACAGAATATAGCACAAACAGTACTGGGTGAAGACCACTGGAAAGATTGGTTATTATAAACCTAGAGTAGCTATACCACCATAGTTCATCATCATACGACCACGACCTAACCTAGCTCTACGATTTCTTTCTATAGGAGACATTGTTGTTTCACTCGCTGATGACATTGATGGTAATCCTGTTACTGGAGCTGGAACATTATACCCAGACACTAACTCAAAGTTAGTAGGTATTGGGTTTGGTTCAACTCTTGTACTCATCGGAGCATTTGCAGGTGCCATAGCTCCACCGAAACCTATTGAAGCCTGTAGTTCTGCTAATCTTCTAGCAGTTTCTTCGCGAGTAAGAGGTGTATTACCTGCACGCATCGCATCAAACTCAGCATCTCTGATTGCTTTGTCTATGTCGTATTGACCTGATTCAGTATATTCATTACGCCCTGATTCAAAACTAGAACCAGCAGCACCATACAAAGTTTGCATAGCACTTGCTAAATCGTTTCTTCTGCTCGCTTCCATCTGTGCGTTAAATGTTGCAGAATCTACTCTTTCAGGAGGAGGAGCATCTGGGTCGAACTGTACTCCTGGACCAACACCACTAAATTTAGTAGGCATAGGTGCTAAAGTTGTTCCTGACGGTACTTGATCTTGTTCAGGATCTATCTCAAAACTTTTTTCATACGATTGAGCTTGGTCAGTTACAAACATATCACGAGCACTTATAGGTGCTTGAAAACTTCCTAACCCACCGCCACTAAGACTACCGCCCATATTGACTGCTGCACTTGCTGCTCCAGGGACACCATACATTGTTTCTTTACCTGTTAAAGACTCTGTAAGTGGATCTGTAGTAGGTTCAGGGGTCGGTACTGGAGCAGGTCTATTAGCAAAAAAATTACTACCAAAAGTTTCTCTCTGCCTAGCATTCAAACCAAGTTGATCTGGTATAGGCATCTGATTAGGTGCTTTTGCAGTGATTAAATCTTCTGTAGTGAAGCGACTAGTGTTTTTAAAATTATCCATGAAGTCATCACCTACAGATGGCAATCCTTCTCTGCTTTTCATATTAGAAACTATGTCTGCTAAAACTCCCATTTACTCTCCGAATCCATATTGTAGTGGTATATTTAATTTCCTAGTGACATGACCGCCACGGTTTAGTTGTAGTTGTTCTTCGTCTGGTACTTGTAGGTTAGGTTCATATAGAACTTCTAGTGGTTGTGTTTGAGACTGTGGCTCATCGTCAGTAAAAGCATCACCAGTTTCTCTGCCAAACGCTCTAGCTAAAACACTACGATCTGCTTGATTCATTTGTTTAGATTTTTTAATAGCATCATAAAGTTTATTTGGGTTTGTAAGGAGATCCATAAATCTAGCTTTTTCTGTGTATGCTTTTGCTACTTTTAAAGCAGTTAACATACGACCTTCTGTAGTAAATAGACCTACATATGTTCTAGCACCTTGGTTGATTATATTGAACAAAGTTGATTGTTCTGGTGCTAAACCAGCAACATTAACCTCATCAAATACTTGTAATTCTTCACCAATACCTTTTAATTGCCTAGGAAAGTCTGGACCAAACCACTCAGCTAGTTGTGCTGAATAATCATCTGCATACGCTATTAATTTTTTACCGTTAATCGCAGATCTACCTATCACTAATTTTGAATCATCTGAAACTTCGTCAAATATGTCTTTAGCAATATATCTTTTGTATTGTTCTGTTAACTCTCTGCTCCTACCAAGTGCTTTTCTGAGTTCAGCAGTAACGCTTAGTTTGTCTTTTGACCATGAAGAACTAAATATTGCTTCTGGACTATCTGTTTTTACTATATTACGCAACGCTCCTGTGCTGTCAATAGCATTACGTGCTGATTCTAGTTCTGCTTGATTACGTTTAAAAGCTCTTATAAATTGTTCGGGATTTAAAAAATCTGTTAACTCGTCTTCGTCGAAAAATCTTTCTAACAGTTTACGATTATCGTTCATAAAAGAATCGTATTCTTTACCGCCTTTTGGTCGTAGCAAACCGTCAGGATTAGTATCATCGACTACTTTACTGAAAAAATCTCCACGCAGACCTTGACGTATAGCTTCAAATGCATCAGCATTTTCTGGGTCTAAAATTTTATTCAAATAACTTGTGTCTTTATTACTACGCAACACACTCAGTAATCGATCATACGCTTGTTTATCACCCAGCTGATATAAGTCTGAACTTGATTTTTGTAGGTCAGTTATCTGTTTTATTATATTATTGTCGAATGCTGCGTCAGCTTGTTTGTATGCATCTTCTGCTGCATTAAATGTTTTTAATGCTTTAGGATCCCCATTCTTTAAAGCACCTACACGAATTTGATCCATAGCATCTCGTATAGTTATAAGATCAGAAAAATCTCCACCCTTGCTCGCTATCGCATTTATATTACTTTGCAACTGACGAATGTCACCTTTAAACTGTTTAAAATTTTTCTTGTTTTTTAAACCACCTTTTAATGTTGTGGCTATATCTAGTATTTGTTTGTTAGGTAGACCAGCTTGACTTTGATTTGCGATAATTTTGTCTAACGTTTTTTCCATCACAGAATAGTCAAAAGGTTTAGCATTACCTTTGAAACCTGCCATTTTATACGCATCGTCGTAGTCTGAATTGACTTTATCATACCTAGCTTGTTTAAGTTGAACAGTAGCATCACGGAACTGTTTTCCAGCTTCATCACCACTTATCCTACCGCTAGTAAGATTACTTAACATTTCATTTGCTTGTGTATCTAGGTCTGCTATTTTTTGATCTATCGGTACTGTTTGTCTTGCTACATCTGTTGCTACTGCTTCTTGAATATCTTGACCAGTTTGTTGTCGTATATATAAATTAGCAGACTCTTCTGCTTGTGCTCTTGTTACTCCTTGAGTATTTATAAGATTGTCTACTATTCTAGTAAACAATTCTTCTTGATTCGCATATTTTTCCCTGAGTTTTTTACCGAAAGGGGTGTCTAAATTTGATTGATTTTTTAAATATCTTTCTACGTTTGCTGCTCCTGCTGCGTCTACACTCATCACTACTTGAGGAGAGGTTAACTCGTCAGGATCTACAACTCCGTCTTTCGATAGTTTTTCATATGCTTCTATGAATTCGTCTTCATCAATAGGTACAGCACTCATTCCTCGACCTTTCCACATTTTATAGATTTTATACGCTGTTCCACCAGCAGCACCGAATGCTCCAACTAAACCAGCTTGTTTCATAGATTCCATATTTATATCGTAACCAACAGGTAGATAACCTTTATCTTGCATACCCTCTAAAGCATTCATCCTATAGATGTATGCTCCCATTGCTTCTGTAGCTACACCTATAACTGGATTTCTTGTTATACCAGCAGCAATAATAGCTGGACCAATTTCAGCAGCAAACGGTTTCATGAATGCTGTGAAATCTCCCATGTTCATTCCAGGAGGATTTACTGGTCTAGGCTTGCCTGTAAATGGATCGTTAAATATGTAGTCTTTAGTAAATGGATCTACTCTAACATCCCAATTAAACTGTGGGTTAGTAAACCCTGCGTCACGATAGTTATCTTGTAATATTTTAGTTATAGAATCTGGACCTTCTTTTGGGTCGTTTCTTACATCTTCAGGTAGTAACTCTAAAGTTTCTATTGCTTTTCCAGGAGTAACTTCTACATCGTAATCTACACCACTGTATTGAGAAAGAAACTGAGGATCCATTTGTGACATAAAATCTTTCGTTACTAAAGGATCTCCTGCTAATATTCCTTTTTCTGCTGCTTCACGAACATCGGTTGAAAGTTTTGATGTAGGTTGGTAAACTCCAGGAAAATTTACAGGCTTGTAACCATACTGGCTCAGTGCATCTGCTTGAGGTTGTGTAAGACTGTCTTCATTTAATTTAGGAGAATTAGCAAGTTTACTATCTAGTGCCTTATCTACTGATAATGGATCTAGTAAAAAAGCAATTTGATCAGGAGTCATTTGGCTCATTGAATTTGTGCTCTAACTTTCAGATAATTTTTAAATTGCTCGTATGCGTCTGGGTAATTTGTTTGATACGTCGCACCTAAAGTTGGTTGGCTAACTAATCTTTGATAAAGTTCTTCATTACTCATTGTTCCTATACCACTCGCAGTTCCTGCGCCTTGTGGCAAACCCTCAAGTGAGGTACTGGTTCCTGGACCAACGTTACTGGGGGCTCTTCTATCCCTATTTTTCACTAAATCTCTGTATGTGTTTATACTTTTATCACTACCTCTGTTTATAGGTATGCTGTCGTAACGTTCCATATTTTCATCTGAAAGAACAGTGTCGATAAATCTGGTTTTTACAGGTTCGTAAGGTACTCCTGATATTAAACCTTCTTCAAATTTTTTAGCTTCACTAGGGTCTAAAATATATGAGTTATTAAATTCTTTTGCACCCATAACATAACCGTCGTATTTATCTACTGCGCCTTCTACTAGATCATATACTTGCTGTTCAAAATCTTCAAAGGTACTAGCATTAGCACCAGCTCGGTTAAGGAATCTTTCAATATCTTTATCTGATATATCTCGACCTTTTTGATTATCTAGCGCAGCACTTTGTAGTGCGAGAGTAAATATTAAATTTTGTACTCTTTTAGTATCTAGTCCAGAATTTTTTAAGAAATCGTAAATACCAGTGTCTTCAAAAGTTTCATTAAATTGGTTTCTAAAATCACTCGGATTTGTAACTTGTTCTCCAGGATCTCTTTTACCATTGTTATTTGCATCATTAAAATAATCAAACTGACCGCTGTCTAAAATATCATTTAATTGTTCAAATTGACCTATAACGTTTTTACCGAACTGCGTGAGCCCAGTAACTGGATTACCGAAAGTAACATCTTGATCTCTAGCTCTAGCGTCATCTATTATAGTGAATATTTTATCTGTTGTATTTAAAATATTTCTTGTTCCTGTATTTATTGATTGTAAATCAGCCTCTATTTTTTGTTGTTGTTTATTAGCTTGATCTATAGTTAATGATCCAGCCATACTTAACTGAGGTCTTCCTTTTTGGAAACTTATTTCACCATTTGCTCCGTAAGTGAAATTGTAATCTTCGGTGAGTGGTACTAAATGTTCATACCCTTTACGTGCACCTTTATTTTTACCACCTATCAAATTACTTTCTAGTGTAAATTCAGGTCTACCAGTATAACTGTTCAGTGCTTGAATTACTTTTGCTGTACCTATTTTAGAATACTCCATTCCTGGTTTAGCTTTTAAAACTTCTTGAAGTTCAAAATCAGTTAAAGATTGGATCTTACCTTCTATCATATATTGATTTCTACCCTTCATAGAGTCGTGTCCAGGAGTGACTATGAATCCTTGATTTGCTAATCGTGAAGCAGTTTGTTGATTATATAAACCTGCTGCAGCACCTGCTGATGGATCTGGTTTACCGTCACCGTCTACGTCTGCGTATATTGTGTAGGCTTTCATTTCACCTGAATATGGAACTGCTCCAGGATACATGGACACTTCTTGATCTGTCAAATATTCTGGAAACTCTTGTCCAGGGATAGTGTATGGTTCTCTTTTAGATTTTATCAAAGCTGTCCTTAAACTGTTTCTCTCTTTAGCACTAGACAGCATAAGATTAGCACTAAAATCTTGTATTCTTTTGGCTTTGTTTATATCAATACTTGCCATAGCGTCTTGATATTGTTTCTTTTCTTTAGCTGAACCAGAGGCATAATTCAAAAATGCATTAGATAAAGCAGTACCCCAGTCATCGCCTTTAGTACCTGAATTTATAAGAGCAGCACCTGCAGCGAGATAGGGGAGTGCTTTGTCGGGTTGGGGAACTAACTTTTTAATATCGTCTGTGTCTAGATATTCTTTAAATGCGTCTAAATATATTTTATTAGCGTCTGCTTGACTTTCAGGATCTACTCCGTAAAATCTATTAATTTTATCCATAGTGCTGTAAGTATCTACCCCACTTTGAGTTACTTCCTCACCGTCTCTTTTTGCTGTACCTAAAGTCATCGCTTGGTTTAATTTATCTACAAACGTCATCTCACTTTCTGGTTTTTCGTTATCAATATCAAGTGTTTTTCGCATTGTGTCTGCTACATTTGCTTCTAACTGATTAGTTTTCGAAGTAGCTACACCGCCAGCCATCTCGGTTATAGTGCTGTCTAAACCAGAATTAACAATACCAAAATTTTGTTGACTCTGTAGATCGTTTGAACCCCTCACCGAATCAGCCAGCAACGCTTGTATAACTTCTGGAGGTTGTGCTGTTATTTGAGCTATCTGATCCATAGACATTCCATTACGTGCTAAGTCAATTACTTGATTACGCATCGGGAACATTAAATTTGCTGGTCTTGACATATTTACACCAATGGTTGTTGATTACCTTGCATAGCACCGTATGCAGTAAGAGCTGTACCTATTCCTTGCATAAGTGGGTTACTAGGATTACTAGCAGAAGTTGAGGACATTTGAGTACTACCTAGTACTGGTGCGTATGCTGCTGCCATGTTACCGAATTGTCCAATAGTATTAGTCGGTAAGTTATAAGCTCCAACAAAGTTACCGTAGTCTAGATCTAATCCTGCTTGATTAGCTCCCTGCTGCATACCGCCCATACCATACATTCTAGCTATATCAGTTCCCATTAAACCTGACATTGCTCCACCTAAATTACCTATTTGAGCACCGAAGTTTGATCCTAGTTGACCAGTTTGAGCTCCCATTCTAAATGCGTCGTTACCTGCGCCAGCGTATAGATTACCTAGCGCACCACCTAGCGCACCCATGCCTCCTGCTGCAGAACCCATCATCCTAGCTTGGTTTGCTTGTCTACCTTGTTGGGATTCAAATGCAGTTTGAGCTCTGTTTGCTGCAGCTTCTTCAGCTTGCATTCTTAGTGAGCCTATCCCCTGCATCGCACCTCTCGCTATATCAGACCTAGCATCACTTCTTTGTATTCCGCTTCTATCACCGAATCCTGCACCTTTACCTATTGCTAAAGCTCTATTAGATATATCAGTTTCTGCTAATCTTCTTGAAACATCATCAAGTGCTTGGTCTACTACTTGGTCTTGGTATCTGTTAGAAAATGGTGCTATATCATCTGCGGTAAATCCTTGCATCGCACCTTGCCCAAGTGCTACTGCGTCACCCAACATATCTATACCTGCACCTATCGGAGCAGATCCTTGCTTGATAGCTTCATCTAATAATCCAGCGCCAGTACTATAAGCTCCAGTTACATCTGCTAATGCACCTTCGGTTATATCTTCTGCTCTATTTATGTATGGACTATACGCACCGACTCCTTCGGCTGATAACCGCATCGCTTCTATTTGTGCAGGTGTAAAATCAGCTATCCTTTCACCTTGATAAGTAAATGGATTAGCTCCAGCTACCCCAAAACCCATCATTTTATTATACAGATCTTGATTTAACAGAGGCATGATTCCAGGAACGTTTTGTCCTGGAACACCACTGAAAAAATCTGCTAAAAATTGAGGAGGTAGTATCTCATTTCGTTGATACGATTCTTCTACTGCCATTATGCTCTTCCTAACCCCATGCTCATTGCTTTATTTTCGTTAAAATTCATAAAATCATATAACCGTTCTATGCCCTTGTCGTGGTCTCCGTCACCTATACCTTTAACGCTCTGTTTAGTGAGCACAAACTCACCGTCTGCTAATTTAGCGTCAATAGTATCTTCATCCCCAGATCCTTGTGGGTCTACAGTAGCTCCACCAGTTTCTCTTAAATCTATATCCCCACCTTTATTGAACGTAGGGAACATTAAATTTACATAATTTTCGTCTTCGCCTGCTGCTTCTCTAAAAAACTCAGCTACTGCTGGATCAAGAGAAGCTATGGCTTGTGTTGGTAGTGTCCTGTTAGCTGATTGAAAACTAGGAGTAGAAGAACCTGTAACTTGGTATTGAGACGGTGTTATCGCTGGTGTTAAAGGGTTTTGTAAATAGCCACCTAACGCACCGCTAGGAGCAGGCATCGTACCTCTAGTTTCGTCTGGGTTAAATGCACCCATAGCTGTCATTGCTGTGGCACCTGCACCTAATTTTTCTAAAGCACTTAACTCTTTATATCTTTCACCTAGTTTAAACCCTTCTGGTAATGTAGCGTCTGTGAGTGCTGCTCGCCCTGATGCGCCTATATCTTGAAATATACTACCGATACCTGATCCACTGCCAGGAGTTGGTCCAGCTATATTGCCTTTAGCAAACATAAATTCTTCACCGAAAGGATTAAGTGTACCTATACCTTCACTGAAAGTAGTTTCTCCGAAAGTACCGCCTTGTATTCCTGCGCCTTGCGCAACACTACCGCCAACATAAGAAACTGCTGTAGATTGAAGTATATCTTTTCTATTACCACCCGCAGCAGCAGTACCTATCCCACCACCTATCGCAGCACCTGCTGGTCCACCGACAGCGAAGCCTATAACACGACCTACTGTCGGTGCTATCTTTTTAAGGGTATCACTGAGCCACCCAAACTCAGGTGCTCCAGTTATCGGGTTTATAGAGTTATCATAATGACCTACGGTATATCTATTAGGATCAGTTTCATGCCTTTGAAAAGCATCGAACAAAGCTCTTTTTAATACTGGGTCAGTTGCTATTGGTCTGGGTAAAACCATTTCACCAGCAGAAAGATGACCAACCATAGTGTCTCCAAATCTGCCGTGTATCGCAATACTTTCTATGCCTTGTAAACTCATGTAAATAGTTTACCTCTTTTTAATTCGATTGTATATTCTAAACACCAACTTTCTTCATAGCGTCTTTATGGGATTGTGTGAAGGTGACACCTTTATTCATTGCTGTTACCATGTTACTGACGTGTTTTTTAGTATGGTGCTTTGCGTGTTTTTTCAAAGCTGTTTGTTGTCTTTTGTTAAGTTTATCTACTTTTACACCTTTTATCTTCATATCTTCCTCTATACGTTTATTGTTGTTGAACCGCCTAACTTTAATGTAACCTTCCCTACACTAGCTACTGCTTCAAAACCACTAGGTGTTGTAGGTGTTGAAATATTTTGCCAGTATAATCCTTCATAAACCTGTAAAGCACCAATGTCCGTGTTCCATACTATACTGCCTTCATTGAATTTTAGTTTATCCCTTTCTGTTGTGTTTATTTGCCTTATATTATCAGGATCAAACTCTCCTAAATTTATTTCTAATATCCTAACTAATCGATTGTATGTTGATCCACTGACACTTTCTTCCATTTCTATGGGAAGTCTGGTTTGTAATAATTTGCTCATCTTCTACCATCTGGTCTAACTTCCATTCGAGTAGCACCTAGTCTCCATCCTGTAGCTGTATTACCGTTTACATTATCATCGTCAGATTCTACACGTAAAACAGCCTGTCTACCTCTAGCTCTTATGTGTGTCTGTTGCGTATCACTCGATACAGAAGAGGTGTTTGATGTAGTGAGGGAATCTCCTGGAAAATTACGAGTTTTTAAAACTAAATTAACTGTTCCACCAGAACTATTCGCTAAAAACTTAAAGTCTGGAATCATTTTTGATATGAATGCATATTGTTCTCCGTCTGCTATATCAAAATCGCTAGATTCTATAAACACATTAGTCATAGGGCTACCATCAGCATCAAAACCTGATTCATGGGTGTAGAGATAATTGTCCGTCGTAGCTCTAGGAGAACTTGATACACCAGAGTCAATCCAAGCATGTCTCACTAATTGACCATAAGTCCACACGTTTTCAGCATAGTTATAGGTCACGTATCTATCTATCTCTTCACTGCTTGAAGAACAATAAAACCAACCTACTTCGTCAAATTTAGTGTTAGTAAAACCAAAAGTTTTAAATCCTTGACCTGAGTTAAAATCATCAAAAACGTAACTTAAAACTGTGCACGGCACTTTTTTTACCGCACCAGTATATGTGTAAAAATTATCATAACCCATCCAAAACACCCCAGTAGGAGCAGTAACTGCTGCTTTCGGAGCCATTAAACCTGTGTTTTCATTAATAAGATTTATGCCAAAAGTAAACGGTGGTCCAATAAATTGCATACTGTATAGAGCTGTGTCTGTCCATATTAATAACTCTTGCCTAGATTTCACTGCTCCGATAATAGAGCTACCGGAATCTAAACGTAAACTGCCAGCAGTGTTAGTAGACAGTGCTTCAAAATCTAAAGGATTTTCTTGATCACTAAAAGCTATCAACATAGGATCTATAGCACCGCTGCGAGAACTACCGTCCATAGGATCTGCACCTAGTACAATTAAATGTCTGTCTTTTTCAGATGTAATAACTTGTAATCCTAGTGTTGGGACATTAACCGCTCCAGAAGTAGTAGCAAGTTCATCAGCTCTCGTTGATATTCCGTTATTTTCCACCCATCTGTATATACCTCCACCTCTTGGATTCAAAATTAAATCTTCTCCAAAATTATCATGTGTCCATAACCTTAATTGATTGTTTGCAGAAACAGCACTAGAGCTACCAAACGTGCTGGCACCCCAAGTACCGACACCCCAACCTGTACTTTGAATATATGTATCTAGACCTACGTTAATTTGATAACTGCCATCAACACCAGAACCACCGTTACCGCTATCACTACTGTTAGCTGTGACTGCAGCACCGTCAGTATCTTTAGCCACAAAAGTATATGTATTTGTACTAGGGACAGAAACTATTTGATATTCTTGGTTTAAAACCGCAGCAGTAACCACACCCCCAAGACTGACAGCCCCAGAAATAGTGACGAAATCATTTGCTACAGCTCCGTGCGAAGAATCAGTAGCTGTGATAGTAGAACTGCCATTAGTAGCAGAAAATGTAATACTGTTAGTGGAAGTTTTTCTTATAGGGGTGATATCATTAAAGTTATCACCTTCTTTAATATAGTATTTTAAAGTTGTTCCTAATCCTAAAAATTTAGTTCCAGATAAAGCAACCCAAGCATGTAACGCTCTAGCTTTGCCTAAGAATGTCTGTAGTGTGTTTTTAGCCCAGCCTCCTATTTTTTGAGGTCTGCCATTTTTAAAACGAACAAGATTAACATCAAACCAACCTCCTTCGTTATCGTAGTCAGTTCCTTCTCTATTTATTCCTGGACGAAATATAAATTTACTTAAAGGCATTTTACCCCTCTACCATCATATCTTTTAATCTAGTTGCTCTGGGTCCAACTTGTCTAGCCCATTTTGAATCTAACATCTCAACACCTGCTTTAGTGTAATCTTTTGACTCAACCGCACCTAGAAAGTTTTTAAAATTCATTAACCTACTAAGCCCTAAATTAAAACACATATTAATCATAACTCTTTGACGAACATTAGATAAACCTTCGTACCAGTTAAAAGTTCTTTTTAATTCAGACACACAATTATCTATATCATTAGCTAATAAAAAATCAGACTCGGCTTCACTTATACCTACGTCATCTAAGTTTCTTCCTACACCGATAGTTAGTTTATCTGCAGAACAATGATATGGTTTAAATCTAACCCCTTCATCTCTTTTTAATTCTTCAATTAGTTTCTGTTTGTCCATCTTGATCATCCTCTACCGTTGGATCATTATCTCTATAGTATTCTATTATAGCTAAATTTTGTCGTATGTACCGTTTTACATCGGCTATGTTATTAGAAAGGTTTTCATAGCCTTGTGTAGTCAGTGAATAGTAAGCTACAGCAGGAGCATCTCCTTTTTCGTAGTTCGTCATATACTCTCGCATTGTTTCTGGGTTTAATATTTTCCATTTAACTACAGCGGGAGAAACCGCTTCTGGTAACGGTGGGTGATACATCGGTGCAGGTTTTTGTACTGTAATGATTTCTACTGGGTCAACTTTAGGTGGCTTAGATAATACGCTAGAACACCCAGTTGTCAATAATATAAAACTAATTAGTAATACTTTCATCAAACTGCCTCGGATTAGTTAGGTCTACTAATTCTTTATTCACCCTAGCTGTGCCTTTATTAATAATATTTTCTACTAAATTACCTTTTGCTATGGCTAGACTATTTAGATCATGTCTAGCGAATGTGTTTCTCAATTTACTTACTTCTTTACGAGCTTCATTACTCACTTTTGTTAATTCTGCTATTTTTTCCTGACTTATCTTTTCTCTATCTAATTGATCTTGTAGCTCTTTATTACTTTTTTCTACTGAGGCTTTTAACACTTCTTGATTAGTAATCGCTACGCTTAACTCTATGTTAAGTTTATCTATTTTTGAGTTCTGCATATTGATATACATAACACTTCCACCCAAACTCGCTAATAATAAACCACCCAGTATTATGTTTGTTTGTATACCCATGTTTCTAGTTTAACCTAAATAGATCAATATTTTAACTACCTTGTTTAATATTGATGTTCGATGAACTGCCACCGTTGACAGAAACTTGATTAACTTTCCCTTCTTGTTCTATTCTTATACTGTACGAACCGTCTTTTGATATTTGCATTTGTAAGCTATCTTCTATCTGTCTTATGAATTTAACTTCTGCATCACTTACGAATGTACTTATTTGAGTATCGCTATCATAACCTACTGCTGTTCCTTTAACCCCACTAGCAGATAAAGACTTTTCAGCTTTACTAAGTTCATCGACTTCTTGAATTACATCTAATAAATCTTCAAGGAAGTTACCTGCGAGGTAATCTATATCAAGTTCTGTGTATTCTAAATCATCTTGTTCTAGTTCGTCTTGATCTAATTCATCAAACTCTAAAAAATCAACGTCAAGTAAGTTATCTGCTACAGAAGCAGATTCATCTGTTTGTTCTTGTACGCTTTTTGGTGGATTAACAATCAAAGAGTTATCAATCATATCTAAAGTCAGATCTAAAATAACAGCTGGTGTAGGCGAAGTTTCAAAATTATACACAGTTGTTGCTTCATAAGGTTTATTTAACACCACTTGACCTAGTGCAGTATTTACAGTGATTTCACCACTAGCATCACCATTTTCGTCTGGTAGTAATATGACAAGAGTTTCCCCAGTCTCTTTTACTGTGAGTGTGAAGTCTGTGCCTCTAATTCCTATCGTGGCAGAATTAGTTTTAATACTGATGTTATCTTTTGGTATACGAGGTTTTTTACTACTTATGAATCGACCTGTGCCTTTAATAAAATTAAGAGCCATACTAGATTTGCTGGGGTCAGGATCAAATACAAACTTGTCAATAATAACATTACTGTGTTCTGTAAGACGTATAGTCGTTTCGTCTCTGAACGTAACACCCATACGACCGATAGCTGTCTCTAATTTATCCATAGAGTTTAGTGGGAAATCAATCTCACTTTCATACGGTTTATCTCTCACTACTCTAGTAGTGCCTTTAAGCTCGGTTATACTTCCTATACTTTCAGCAAGAGGTACTTGTGCCTTGATCGTTTTGCTGTATGCAATAAGTGCCACCAGAACCATTAGAAATAACACGAAGCCAATCGTTGTCTTGAGTAGACTGTTGGTCAATGTCAAAAGTCCTTGTTGAACCGTCATGCTCAATTTTAAAATATGCTCCTGCATATCCGTCTCCATTATAATCTACTGCGTTACTGTCACCGTCAAGATCGATATAGTTTGTAGCTGAATCTACGTCTAAATCAATATGAACAGTATTACTATTTCCCTGTACTATAGTATCTATATCTGCCCCACTAGATAAACTATTAGTAGCTAAGTCTAACGTCATAGTGTTTGTTGACCCATCTACATTAACATTCACATTAGCATTGTCTGCCGAATTAGCGTTTCCAGGATCAACTTGAATAGTATACGAGTTAGTATCCCCATCAAAATCAAACAACCCTGTGAATGAGTCTGCGTTTATATCACCTAACATCTTGTTATTATTACCTATTTGATTCACATCTAACGTCATAGTTGTGCCGTCTAGATCAAAGTTAGTCATAGAACCATGAGCAGATAATAATCCACCTATAATGTTTCCAGAACCTAGTTGTTCTAAATCTATATTAGCAGTAGCTCCAACTTGATCTACATAGATCTCATTATCGTCTGCTAAGGCAACACAACAAATCAGTGTTAAACTAATTAGTTTTTTCATATTCCCAATACCCCTTGTTTATACCTACTTTAATTATTTCTAATACTCCTTCTTCTATCGCTTTTTGCAAAGCTATTGATGTGCTTTCGTTCGCTGCGACACCACCTTCTACTTCTATCAGTTTACTCCCTTGATCTATAAATCTAAAAAGATCTTGAGACAAACCAACAGAAATAATACTTTTAGAAACTAAAACTTCAATAAGAACTTCACCAGTAGAAACAGAAACTAACCTCAAACTAATTGTAATTAAATCCTCTCTGTACTCTTTACTGGCTCCTATTCCAAGATATCTAGCACCTAATCCACCACTCTTTATATTAGTATCATAACTCAAAACTCCTCCTTGTACTAAAAGTCCAGCAAAAAGTAAAGGTTTTACATCACTATCTTCTTCAAAACTATCACGAGTAGAACGTATTATTTGTCTTTCTTTAGTTAAACTTTCCAACCCTACCCTCTCTACTACTTTAAAAAATTCACCGCCTGCAGCGTGCTTTAAAGTCCTGATTAAGTATGCTTCTGGAGCTTGTGTGATAGCTGTACTAAATAAAGCAAACTCTCCATTGCTTTGTCGTTGTCCCGTGTGGTCTTTGAAACTATTAGGATAAATAGCTATTATTGGTTTTCGTTTAGCTTTAGATAAATTTTTAAGTTCTTCTGACTGTAGGGACAATATAGAAGAACTCTGTATAACAATATTAGGAACACCTGCTCCCTCTAATACGTTCCTAGATGCGCAACTAGAAAGTAAAATCGCCAATAGGAACAGTGATGTTAGTTGTACCGCCTTTTTCATCAGTGATCGTAAGCGTAATTGTTTCGTTTTCAACAATATACTCAATCGTATTTCCCTCTAGTTCTAGTTTACCTGATTCTTGTGGGGTTTCCCCAAACAACTGTTCTACCATTTGTCTAGATAGTTGTGCGTAGATTCTGCTTTCTAAATTTCTAATAAATCTAGCGAGGGTTGTGTTGTCTGCATCTCTTGCTAGTTCATCTTGATACGCTTCTATCTCATCTTTGATTGCCTGTTTTCTAGTGCTTTCCTGATTTTCAATCGTAAGGTAATGGCTAGAAGTATTTATTCCAGAAAAACTAGGTGATTTAAATCTGTAAGATATTTCATCTGCATAACCGTAGGAAGTTATTAATAATGACAACAATACTACATACACATATATTATTAAAACCCATAAAAAACTACTTTTCATTTTCATCCTTTAATTTATTTTCCTCTTTTAATTCTAATACAGTATTTACTTTTTGTTGTAATCTTATCATATCTTGGTCTAAAAGACGTAATTGATCGGTAAGTCTTATTATAGTGACTTTCATCTCCTGTACAGCAGGATCAATCTTATTAGTTATTGTTTGCCATACAAAGTAAACAAAATAACCTAACCCAACTACCATCACTACAGGGAAACCAAACTCAGATACGAGCTTTACGACATCCATTACTTAAACTTCTTTTGTATGTATTTAATACCTGCATAGATAGATAAACCATAGATAGCAAATAAACTCATAGAACCTATTACAATAAAATAATCAGAGGGGTGTAGGTAAATTAGAGTAAATAATCCATCTACTACAGCTTCACCATCGCCTATCGGTGGTAAACTAATCTCGTCTTGCATCTATTTTACCATCTTCAACAAAATTTTCTGCTCTAGCTATTCTATCAAGATCAGGTGATAAATTTAATGCGGAAGATACGCTAGTGTCTATTCGTATCATATCGTTATTCATAGTTGCTGCTCTGGTGATAAGCATTTTAGATATGGCTTGAACTGTATTGATTTCACCAACTAATCCATCCATTAGTTGTTTCATTACGAGAAATATGAAATAAGCCATGGTTAGACCACCAGCTACAGGTAGCCCTAATTCAGCTATTAATGCAAAACCTTGTTCCATCCTTCAACCACCTCTTCTGTAATAACTGTTTCGAGAACACCTACGATCATAATACCGCGCTCTTCTGCTTCTCTGTCTGCGTCTTCTCTGTCCTTAGCTATTATCTGTGGTCCAACATACTCTTTACCATCTATATCGTCGATCTTGGTAATAAAAATTTTCAATTACTCTTCACCCTTAAAGTTTTTACTAGAACTTGCGCTACCTGCGTATAGACCAAACCAAGCAGCACCAGCACCAACAATTATAGATATAAGACCAGATTGTTCTAAGTTAGGTTCAGGTAATTCCATAAACCACATTACTGAATAATAAAGTAAGAAGATATAGACACTCAAAAACATACGAGGAAATATACGCCATGCATCTACTGCTTTTGCTAAATGTATCCATTTTTGATATGGGTTAATGCTTCGTTCGCTGTGGACTGTATCTACTTCAATCTCTAGCTCTATCTTCTTTTTGATATTTTCGTCCATTACTTCTTCGCTTTTTTCTTTTTAACTGTTTTCTTCTTTTTCTTAGCTCTTTTGACATACGCTTCGTTCTTAGCAGTTTTAGGATCATCTGCTACGTATCTGCCTTTTTTATCTTTGGCACGAACCGTTTCAAAAAGATTAGGAAAGAAAAAACATTTAATTTTATTCCATATACTCATGACACTTTTCCTCATTTAAACAAACTTTGCAAAAACTATGGATGCTAGAATAAATGGGTATACCGCCCATATCATATTTTCTAGTTTTTTAAATTTAGCAGAACCTTCGTCTAGTCTTTTTTCTATGTACTCATATCGGATTGCGCATTCTCTCTCGTGAGCTTCTAGTTTAGATAGAGAATCCTTCACCGTAGGCATTGCTTGTCCTTTGCTTTCCAAACGTTTAAAGCTAAAACTTCAATACATTTGTAACCTTTTTTTAACCATTTATTATCTTTAGGTGTAGGAGTTACTGCGACTACAACTGAAGCAACTGCAACTATTATTAATATCCAAATTATAAAATCCATAGAACTTCCTAGCTATTATTTGAAATATAAGTATTACCAGTGCTAATTGCTGTGGTGTAAGATGATTTATCATCACTTGATCCAGCTACATCAGGAGTATCGTCACCTGAATCTACTGGTGCATAAGCCAGGACTGTAGATAAATGATCTACGTTTGCTTTTACTCTAGCATTTGCATCTGCCTGTGTGACTCCCGCAGACGGATCGGATGCGTTAACATGATCTGATGCTTTGCCCTTTGAATTAATATCGTTAATTACGGTGACGCTATCGGTTGCCGCGCTTAACACTTCTGCTACTGTTTGTGCCATGTCTATTCCTCGTTACATTTACATTTAGTGTTTTTTAATTCTTCTATTTCTGCTGAAAGTTCTTGGACTGCTTTGACCATCATTGGCATTAAAGCACCATAAGCAATATTTTGTTGTCCATCATCGTCTTCTGACCAAAACTGAAAACCATTTGCTATTTCAGGATATTTATCTATAACTGCTTTTGCTTCTTGAGCTACAAAGCCGTGATGAGTATTAGAGTTTCTATATGATTCAGTAGAGCCTTCTTTATAATTTTTAGCCCAACTAGGTATATCACCTTCGTTTTTCCATTGGTATGTAATAGGTCTTAACTCAGTAATAAAATCTAAACCAATATTAGAATCTTTAATATTCTTTTTAAATCTTTCATCTGAAGTACCTGACCAATCTCCAGAAGCTCCTAAAGCAATGTGAGAGTTGTTTGATCCATCACCTACTGTAAATCTAGTCAGACCACCACTTGTTAAAGTAGCGTTGCCTGTACCAATAACTATTTGATTAGAACCAGTAGCACTATTAGCTCTTGAACGAAAACCAATTAAAGTATTGTAGCTTGCAGTAGTGCTATTATCACCAGCATCTTTACCTATAAAAGTATTACCATCTCCAGTAGTATTACCCATTCCTGCATTTTTTCCAAATGCTGTATTCGATATTCCAACTGTGTTTGCATTTAAAGTTGCATATCCAAAAGCAGTATTTCCAGTACCTGTTGTATTTTGACCAAGAGCCTCTGCACCAAATCCTGAGTTATCACTACCTGTTGTGTTAGCATCTAATGTACCTTTTCCAAAAGCGTTGTTTAGTGATCCTGTTGTGTTTGCTTGTAAAGCGGCACGACCTACTGCGGTGTTGTTAGAAGCTGTGGTGTTTGTTTCCAATGCTCCTGAACCCACTGCCGTATTATCTGCGCCAGTTGTAGTTGCTCCTAAAGCTGCATAACCAATACCTACATTATAGTTGGCAGTTGTTGCTGCATCTAAAGCAGTTGCACCTAATGCAGTATTTGCTGCACCTGTACTGTTTGCTCCTAAAGCATCTTTACCAACTGCTGTGTTGTTATTTCCTGTATTATTTGCATCTAAAGAATGTGCGCCAACTGCTGTACATCCTGTTGCTGTTTCATTACCAGCAAGAGCATTATAACCAATTCCTGTGTTGTAACTTGCTGTTGTGTTTGCTCCTAAAGAAGAACCACCAAGTGCTGTGTTGCCTGTGCCTGTAGTAGTTGCATCTAAAGACTGGTAACCCATAGCAACATTTTCTCCACCTGTTGTTAAAGCTCCCAAACAATTTCTGCCGACTGCTGAATTGTATGATCCAGTAGTACAAGCATCTAAAGCTGCTGAACCAACTGCGGTGTTGTTATCACCCGTAGTAATCGCAGTACCCGCTTCATCACCCACGACAGTATTATAATTACCACCGCTTTCAATGCTGTTACCCGCGTTGACACCTGCGCGGAAGTTGGAGGTTCCTGCTGAAGCCGTAATGATGTCTGCACCATCTGCAAAAGTTACATCAGCAGCAAAGTTTGCAGCACCATCAACATCTACGACATCTAAGTTGGCTGTGCCTGCAACATCTATTGCACCACTAATATCTAGCGTAGCTGCATCAAGCTCACCGCTTATAGTAAGGTTTCGTACACCTGTATAATCTTTGTTAGAGTCCAATATAACAGCTTTAGAAGCTACTGCCGTACCTATTGCTGTACTACCTATGTCTAGAGCATTAAGCTCTCCTACTACAGCAGTGATGCCGTCTAAGGCATTAAGTTCAGCCGCAGTACTTGTAACACCATCAAGGATGTTTAACTCTGCAGCAGTACTTGTAACACCGTCTAAGATATTAAGTTCTGCAGGTGTAGAAGTAATTTGTGTATTACTTGCTGCAGCTAATACAGGAACTGTACCTGATACGTTAGGTAAAGTAATTGTTCTATCTGCTGTAGCATCTACAATAGTAAGTGTAGTTTCGTATGCATCAGCAGTAGCACCTTCAAATACAACAGCGTTGTTAGCACTCATAGTAACTGAGTCTACAGTACTAAGAGTACCGCTAACTGAAATGTTAGTTGCAGAAAGAGTTCCTGTGCTTGGGTTGTATTTTAAATCACCATCTGATTCTAAACCTAAGTTACCACCGTCTAAGTCTCCACCTGCTGTAAAGACAATAGCGTTGTTTTCGTTTGTGCTTTCGTTGTCAGTGATTGTAACTGTTGTAGCCACTGCAGCAGTTGTAGCGTTAGTTACTGTAGTTCCTGCAATAACACTTGCCAAAGCTGTACCATTTACAGTAATAGCATCAGCTTCTAAAGTACCGTCTATGTCTGCATCACCTGATATGTCTAAGGTTGCAGCGTCTAACTCACCACTAATAGTAATATTTCTACCACCAGTTATGTCTATGTTAGCATCTGTAACGATTGCTTTACTTGCTATAACTGTTCCGTTAGTTATACCATCTATTAAATTTATGTCTGCTGCAGTAGCTGTAACTGTTGTACCGTTTAAAGATAGTGCATCTGTTTCAAGTGTACCATCAATGTCTACGTTGCCTGATATATCTAAACTAGCTGCTGTTATTTCACCACCAACTGTAAGTGTAGTAGCCATATCAACTGCACCGTCAATATCAACTATGTCTAAGTTTGAAGTACCGTCTATGTCTATATCACCACTAATATCTAAAGATGCGCCTGTTAAAACACCTGCAACTGCTAATGTAGAAGCCATATCTACAGCACCATCTATGTCTACTACGTCTAAATTTGTAGTGCCATCAACATCTAAATCACCGTTAAAGTCTACGTTACCTGCAACAGCAAGTGTTGTAGCCATATCAACTGCGCCATCTATGTCTACAATGTCAAGGTTAGATGTACCATCAATATCAATGTCACCTGAAATATCTAGAGAAGCTCCTGTTAGTACTCCTGCAACCGCAAGCGTACTAGCCATATCTACAGCTCCGTCAATATCAACTACATCTAGATTAGTTGTACCATCTACATCAATGTCACCGCTAATGTCTAACGCTGTACCAATTAAAGTTTGTGTAAGTGTAAGCTGACCATTAGCTGCTATTGTTATAGCGTCAACATCTGAAGCAGAACCAATAGTTTTACCGTCACCAATAATAATATCATCAGTAAAAGTAGCAATGCCTGTAACACCTAATGTACCTGCAACGGTAGCGTTTACATCTACGTCTAGCGTATCAATGTGTGCAGTACCGTCTAAGTATAAGTCTCTCCATTCCTGTGAAGAGCTACCAAGATCATAAGCACTGTCTGTGTTAGGAATCATATTACTGTTAATGTCAGCACCAAACACTACGTTATCAGAAGCTGAATCACCTAGCGTTAACGTACCACCGTTAAATGCAGTAGTACCTGTAACAGTTAAGTTACCACCTACAGCTACGTTACCTGTAGTAGTGATAGCATCTATGTAAGCATTTTTAAAATATAACGAGCTTGTACCAAGATCAACGTCACTGTCTGTAACAGGAGATACTACACCATCAGATATTCTTACTTGCTCTACGGCTGCACTAGATACTTCTACATAAATTCCCCAACGATTGTTAGTACTATCAGCTTCTATTTTATTAAGAAAATCTAAGTCACCTATTTTATAAATATTACCGCCTTGTGCTGTAGATCCATCATGTCTGTGTCCTGTAGATGAAGCACTGCTTGAGCTATAAGCAAACGCATTTAAGAGTTGATTATATTCGTTGTTAAACAACGCAGCAGTAATAGTATCTCCATCAGCTATTGAACTTTGTCTAGTATATGTTTGAGCCATAATTTAATTCTCTCTTTATTGTTATTGTCTTCCCGATGGTCTGTAATTTATGTATAAGCCATTTATTGTGTAAGGAGCATTTGTATCGTTACTAAATATTTTAAAGAAGTTACTATGTCCACTTCCTGTTAATGTAGCTCTTACTAAAGGTTGTTCTGGCGCACCAAAAGTACTTGTACCAAAAACTGCTGATGAATCTCCAAATATAGAAGGAGTTGCTGATATTATTCCTACATCTGTTGGTTGAAGTCTGTCTGTACTATCATAATCAAACCTAACTCTAAGTGTTGGCTCTACAGCTCCTTCTGGAAATAGAGAAACTTTAATGTGATCTAAAGTCTTTAAAGTTCCAAAGTCTCCGTAATCATAATCAGGTGATTGATATTCTGCTAATATATTTGATTCAGTTCCTGCAGGATTAAAACTATTTCCTGTGTCGTGATTGTAGATATATCCATCTCTATCACCATGATATTTTTTTTCTTTACCTGCGTAGTTAAATCCAGAAGTTATTGCACAGGCTTGTATTTCAGATATTTCAGACCATTCAAAACCTCTTTGAGTTAAAGTTCCTATTACTCCGTTTGAATTAGCTGTTGAAGAAGTAGAAGTACTATAAAACATTCTATATTGAGATTTATTTCTAAGAACTACACTACTAAATTCAAATGTAGAAGTTCCTCCAACAATTTCATTTATTATAGGTTCAATAGTTTTACTAATAGTTCCTAACTCAACATCACCAATTCTTGCTGTACCTGCAATAGTTCTAAAACCATCAGGAGCTAAGAAAATTAAGTCACCTGCAAATTCCTGTATAGTCTTACCGTCTACACAACCTACATTTTTTGTAACTGGTACAACAGCTATTGTACTTGAGTTATTTATATTTTGTAATTTATAAATTGAGTTCTTGCAAAATATAAATAGTTCATTACGAAAAGATTTAAGACCAACTACTTGATCGTCTAGTACAATACTGCCTGATCCTGAAGTTGTAAAATCATCTATATCACTTGTACCACTATAAAATATAGTATTTAAAGCTGTAGCTGCACCTGCAACTACTAAGTGTTTATCGTGGATTACACAAAACTTAGGATAATGTGTACCACTTACTGTTATTTCTTTAGCAAAGTAAGTCCTACTACTTAGTGCATCTCCAGTACCTGTCATTTTAAAATAAAAAGGTTTTACTCCAGATCCTTCGTCAGTAACAACTACTTCACCATAAGTTGTATTTCCTTCAAAAGTTGCAAAGTGTGTTTTACTTTGATTTGTTCTAGCTAGTGTGCTACGACCTGTAAAGGTACTGTAGTTATCTCCTCCGCCTGCTACGCTGTCTTTATTTATTTGTAACCAACTATTTCCGTCTTGACTAAAATATATGTTAGTTCCTGAAGCAGCAATAACTCCATCAGCATACACATGTAATCCTAATATTTCATTAGAACTGTTAGGTCTTGTACCATCTCCAAATTGCGTGTAACCATTAATGCGTCTGTACCCACCTTTTGTAGAGACTTCAAAATTTTTTAATCTTGTTGCTTTTCCCGGAGTTTGTAAAAGTTCTAAAGAGTTACTAGACTTATCTAAACCACCTTGCAGCGCAACTGAAAAAGGTTGTGATGCTGCCATTAGAAATAAATCCTATCGTCTGTCATGTCTTTAGGTTGAGGATTAATAAGGTTAGACTTCATAGTTCTTATGCTTTTTTTATAGTCATCTAACGCAAAAGCTGCTTGCTGTAAATTTTCTTTAAACTGATGTACGTAATAACGTGTTTTAGCTGTAATAACAGAAGCATACTGATCTGGTAATACAATCGCATCTCCATGTGCAGAAAGAGCAGTAGGTGCATTATACGCATAAAAATGTACGTTATATACTTTATCAGGTATAGGACTTAGACCAAATTTGCGATTATCAGGACTACGAATAACATACTTAGGTTCTCCATAAGTTTGTGCGTCAGCATCGTCTGCATTTTCTCCATCTCTTAAATATCTTGTCCAGTCTGCAAGTGTTATAAACTTTAAACCTTTAGATACATAAGGTGCAGTTTCACCTGACACACTAATTGTAGTTATATAAAAATCATCCCAATCTATAGAAGCATAGTCTGTAGTAATACTAGAGCTTCCTGCTTTAAGAGTATACCAACGCTGTCCTGCTACTGATGCTACTGTAACATTACCGTAAAATGGATCTGTGCCTCCACTAGCTGCCACTGCAAAAAAAGGAAGCTGTGGTTCTGCATTAGCTATATCATTTAATGATTTATTAATAGATTCTTTTACAAAAGCTTGTATTCCTACAGCATCTGAAAAGTTAGCTGATGTTAACTGAACTTCATTTAGTTCTCTAAGAACTTCATTAGTTAATGTCAGATATGTTGTAGCCATTACTTATCCTTTTTTTTACCAAATATACGATCATAGTTATCAGCGTACTTCTGCTTTGCTTCGCCAGAATATGCGCTACCTAACAATCCTAAGACTCTAGTGCTTTTAGGCTTACTAGAGCCATTTAGGATCATAGGATTTTTATCGTTACCTATCTGTGGCATTTTTAATCAGGGGTTGAACCGAGATGTAAAAACTCTACTAAGTAAGTAACTGTTGTAGCTGCCGTAGCAAGATTATTTGCTAGTGGCTTAAGACGAGCATATAGTGTACGAGCAGAAGCACTATACAACGTAGAGGCTATAACAATAGCTTCTGAAGTTGCAGGTCCACCTACTACACCTGCTGTTACTCCTGTACCTACAAAAGCGTTAGCTGCGTGTCCGTGTGAGTTTTGAATAATATACAAAGGTGCGTTTGCTGTCCAAGTTACTGCTGATCCACCATCATCTAAGATAGCTTTTTCATCAATAATTTGACCACCACCTGCTGCAGTACCTAAATCAAAATCAACATCATCACCTGAAGCTCCTGCTGTAACAATGTTACCTGCGGGAATAGCAATAAGATTTCTGATAATAGTATCAGCGGGTTGTGTAAATGAAACATCGTAAGTAGCGTCAGCAGTAACTGCAATAGTTCCTGTTGTAGCTGAAGTCCACGAGTTGCAAATATTGTCAGCAATGCCTTGAACATCACCTGTTCTGGCTGAGTTGCGCCCTGTATCACGTACTTTGAATACTGGGTTTGACATATTATGTCTCCTTGTTTGCGTTTAAAATAAAATTTGTACTCTAAAAAAGAAAGGGAGGCTTTTACACCTCCCAAATCTATTTAGTCAATACCATAGAAAGCAGAAACTAAGGCTTCAGGACGTAGTACTTTTCCACCATAAACATGGAGTCCTCGTACAATGTCTCCAAAGCTATCAGGATCTCTGATGACTTCAGTACTTGTTATAGTCTGAGCAGTAG